TTACAACGCGGGGTCTAGAGATGATGTTGTCATAACGCTGGCATTACTCGCAAAAAGAGCCTCTGCGCGCCCTCCGGCTCCCACGTCAGCGGAGGGCATCCAGCGACCATAAACCTTGGCGATCATGGTCCAGTCTTTGTGGCCCATTTGCTGAGCAACCCACATCGGATTTTCGCCAGCGCTGAGCATCATCGAGGCGTATGTGTGTCGGCTCTGGTAAGGGCGCCGCCACCGTACGCCAGATTTTTTCATTGCTGGAATCCAAATCACTCGGTAGATGTAGCCGGCATGTCGCCATGGTTCGCCAGTGATGGTGTTCAGGAACACATGCTTTCCGGCCAGGAAGGTCAGTTCCTTTTGCTTGAGCAGCGCCTCTCTTGCAGGGCCAAGCAGCTTAACCGTTCTCCTGCTAGATGCGGTTTTGGTCGATTCGGGAACCTTGGCCGCCCTGGTCTTTGCCCGAACAATTCGGATTTCCCCAGCGATCCAATCTATATCCCCCCACTCCAGCGCGATTAGCTCACTAGGACGAAGACCAGTCCAGAACGCGAACTGCAGCTGAGCCCACGTCTCCCCACGCGCCGCCCTGAGCAGAGCATCCTGCTCCTCCCGGGTGAACGGATCCACGTCATCCTCCTCCTTGATCTCCTCCCGATTCTTGTATGCCCATCCCGAAAGCGGGTTGCTCTCAATGATTTCGTCTTCTACTGCGTCATTGAGCGCCGACCGAAAGCAGGTCTGAACTGTGGTCAGCCTACTATTCGAAACCTGGTAATCGGACAACTGATCCTTGATTACCTTCTTGTTGAGCTCTCCGAGCGACAGATCCCCAAACATTGGCTTAAGTATCGATCTGATGATTGACCGGTATAGGGCCGTGGTGCTCGATTTGAAGGTCTTCGTTTTCCGCTCCAGCCATTCGTCCAGATAGACGCCGACATTCTGGTTTGAGCTGGCCCTGGCAAACTGGGCGGCGCGCTTTGAACGCGGGAATGTGGCGGCGTAATCGAATGTGCCATTTGATATGGCGTACTCGATTGCCGACTTGTGCTGCTCCGCCTTTTTCAGGTTAGCGGCGGTGGGCTTGAGTTGGACCCGCTCCCGACACCGGACGCCCTGGTATTGGAATGTGATTTCGATACTACTTGAAGACGCGGGCCTGACGCCTCCCCCATCTCTACCCATGAGTAATACCCCTCAACGTCAATTAGGATTCTTCCGTCAGGCGCTTTACGCCAGACCATGTGCTTCGGCCATTTGCCGTCGCGAATTTTGGTCCTTATGGCGTCAGGTGTGTAGCCAGATTCGCGGGAGAATTGTTCCACGGTCTTGTATCGGACCATTGCGCGCCTCCTCAGGCCGTGAAGTGGTATCCGACCTGTACTGCACGGGCGGCGTCTTCAGTGTGGAATATGAGTTTTATCCTGCCGGTCCGTCCGCCGGCTTTGTACCCAACGGATAGCCACCAATAGCCGAACTTGCGGTACGGCTCGCCGAGGATCTTCGTGACGTAGCAGTCGATCAGGTTCATGGATGGTCTCCTAGCTCAGTCCCAGTCGTGAGTGATCTTTGGGTTAATAGGTGGTGTGCACTGGAGGGTGGCCAGGTCAAGCAGAGTGAAATGGCCATCCATCCAGCCGGCAGTGTCGATGTGGTAGACGTTGCCCAGGACGGCCGGCTGCCGCAGCGGGGTGTGGCCGCATACAAGGGCGCGCAGGCCTTCTACAACCGCTTTGTCGCCATCCTGAATTCGGCTGCGCGACCACATGCAGGTGTTCTGCGTCAGCCTCAGCTGCTTGGCAGTCTCCGGCGCTTCAAGCGCGGCCCGCAGCTGATCCCAAGACGGGAATGGGCAGTCAGCGTGCACAACACCGACCAGGCCGCCCGGTGTTTCCACCTCGATGGCGATCGGCAATTCGCGGAACTGGGCAGCGAACTCTCGCTGTTCATCCCATGGCAGCCCAGCGAACCAAGAGCCACCGTTGTATACCCAGTTGTCCACGTCGCAGGTGTCGAACCGGCAGACGTAATCGTCGTGGTTGCCGCGCACCGGGTGGAACCATGGCTTGGCCAGCCAGCCGAGTACATCACGGCACTCGGGGCCTCGATCGACCAAGTCGCCCACGCTGAACAGCCGGTCAACTGCCGGATCAAAGCCAGCTGCGTCGAGGGCAGCCTGCAGCCGGGTGAAGTGCCCGTGAATATCGCCTACCGCGAAATCGCGGCCAGCCGTGTTTGCGGCGAAGCGCTTGATGCGCACCACCTCGATGTTTTCGAGCATCGGTGTCTCCACGCCGCCGGTGGCGGCAGGTTGGTGGTCAGGCCGTTGCCGCGGCGATGGTCCGCTCGAAGCGCGATGCCAGGTTGGCGTTGACCTCAGCCTTGACCAGGCTGTCGGCGGTGCCTTTGGCGCGGTGCAGGGTCTCGTATGCTCGCAGCTGTGCTGCAGCGTCGATCAGGTCATCCAGCAACAGAGGGGAGGCCGCGATCAACTTTGCGTTTGCCATCTGATGCATTCCCCCATCTACCTGGCAGATGAAGTACTCGCCGTCACCAACGACGATGCTGAGTTTCCCTGGATCCGCCTCAAGGCCTTTTTCGTCGATTACCCAAGGGCCTGGTTTGTGTTTCGTCATGGCAATAGCTCTCCATGCCCGCGCATGTCGGCGGGGTTGAGTAGTAATGGGATGGGTTACTTGATACGGCCGGTGAGCCGTTCGCGCCAGGTGAGGCGCCGGGGTAGGTGCTCGCGATCATCGACCTCGACCACTACGTAGGCTGTTCGGTCAAACGCGGCGTCACGGCGCGCCGCGAGAGGGCACACCGTTGTACCCAGGCGGCTCCAAATACACGTCCAGCCCCTCGGTCTTGCCGACAGCCCACCCCAGCGCCTCGCTGGAGAGGTCTGCCGTCTTCACTTCTTCAAGATGGTGATGAAAAGCGTTCGCTAGTTGGATCAAAGGTGATACCTCTCATCAATCCAGCGCCCAGGTGCCAGAGCGGGTGTAGGTCCGTTGTCCTGCTGTTCGTGCGGGGAGAGCTGGCGCTGGTTGCCGGCCTGCAGCTGGCTGTCGGGGATGCAGCTCAGTCCATTTGAGAACTGCCAGCAGGTCACGGCACGCTGATCGTCGTGGTAGACCTGAGCGCTGTAAGGCAGTGGCCGGGTGTCGCGTGGTTCTGCGCTGGCGCCGGTGGCCAGCAGCAGGAGGCAGAGGGTGAGGCGGGTCATGGCTGCGCCGCCCGGCTGTCTCTGCCTCGTTCGACGGCCACACGTTGAATTAGCCTCATTTCTTCAGGCATGACTGCTCCTTACGCTGCTGATTTCAGCGTTTGCTGGGAATAAAATTGGGTGCTGAGGGTCTAGATAGCAGAGGGCTAGCAAGCCCTATTTACCGAAAAGTGAGCAGCGAGCGCCGCGAGAGAAAACAAAATGTTGAACGCCGACCAGAGATATCGTGCTTATCAACTGCTGAAGGAGCTCGATAAATCGACTGCTGCACTGATGAATCGAGTGGCCTACAGCGACGGGGGTAAAATTTGCTGGGAGAAGGATCTCGAAGCTCAGCGTAAAGCGTTTCAAGAGTGGACCGATTTTGCCGCGACTGTTCGAAGTGATGTTTAAGAACTTCGGCGAAAAATTATACAAAATCGTAAATTTGTATAGCTTTTTGCCAATTGTCGGAACGAGTTCTCAGTTTCGGTCGTTTTAGTTGTCTATATGGTTAGGTTCGCTATGTTGTACCCCACGACCTATAGACATAACGGCGAGCATGGAGGAGTTATGAGAATTCGAGGGCCGGCATATTGGGGCTGGGCCGATTCAACGCTTCACCATCGTACCCATAACGAGATTCTCGAAGATGGGACATTTATCGACGTTCAGGTGAGGCTGTCCCGTACGGGCAGCACGCAGATGTTCATCGGTGTATACGCTCCTAAAGGGGTGGCGATCCATGAGGAGGCTTTCGATTCTCGCCCCGGCGAGTCGATGACTAGGGCGCTGGTGTGGGGCGTCGCCCGGGCCAGACGAATTGCTATTGAAGGTGCTCCAGCTGCCGATCTTCTCGCCGCCTCGAAGTAGAGGGAGATGGGGTTAGAGCTAGGAGTACAAATGTGCTCCGGTCGTCATTCGCCCTGTTTGGCGAGTGCATTCAGGCGCTGGAAGGACGTGCCGGGCATTCCCTGGCATGGCTCGCCTATCGCGCTCGCATCTCCCTCTGGCGATAGGGCGGCACGCAGCTTCTTGATCAATCGCCACTCGGCATCGCTGCGACCAGCGCCGTCGTCGATGAATTCGAGAGCCTCGCGCAGCAGCGCATCCTGCTCGGCCAGCTTGGCGCGCTGATCAACAAACTCATCGTTCATTTCGCGGATAACGTCGCCAGGTATACCTGTGCGCTCAATCTCTGCGCAGGCTTCCTTGGCGTCCTCAAGATCGTTGAGGACTTCGGCCGGGTCGGCGTGGGTGTAGACAGGCTCCCAGCTATCTCCATCGCCAAGCGTGTCGCCTGGCACGTTCATAATCATGACCGCATCGCCGTCATAGTCAGGCTCGCCATTGCGGAAACGAACCCATGCAACCGGCTCGCCCTGGTGCTGCTCGGCTGGTTGAATCCTGCCGTTCCACTTCTCAACGTGGGAATATGGATCCTCTCGGAAATCCCAGCTGATTGCTCCGAGCACCGCGCATCGATGCATGAAGCTGTAAATCTTCTCCTTGTAGTGCTTTGTGATCGTCGGCTTCTCGCCACAAAACGGGCAAGGCAGCAGCTCGCTGACCATCTCTGTGTTGCTGGATCGGTTTTCTGTGGGCATGGGAAATTCTCTGGCGCATGCTAAAGTGCCACCACTTACCAACGGAGGGTTAGAGATGGTCCAAGTAGTTGAAGTCGTTGCAGAACTGAAGGCTGACGGGTTCATCAACGTCGGTCGTGGCACTCAAGGCCGCGTTATTCGCGCGGTTGGAGCAAAACAGTTCTCGATCGAAGTTGATCATGTGGTGAAGGGTGTAGCGATCCCGTCGGGCCTGTTTGATACGCCCGAAGAAGCAAAAGATGTTCTTCTTCAATTCTGGGAAGAGTGCAACGAAGCGCTTCAAAACGACGCTTCTTGGATGCAGCTTCGATAGCTAAAGCGTCGCGACGATGACGCCGCCCTCGCCGGGGAGGCGTTATCGTTGAATAGGGGAAGGCGCTGGCGGGCAGCGCTAGATGGTCAGGCGGCTGCAGCCTGCTCTTTGATCGCCATGATGGCGTTGGCGGCGTGGCGGACGTAGAACAGGCGGGTCATCACCGCACCGGCTGGCTTGCTCAGGCGCCATTCCCAGGTGTCCGAGACGCAGAGCAGCTTCTCGTTTTCGCTGAGGAAGTCGTTCGCCGCGATGCTCTCGTCACGCCCGGTGCTGGTCAGTTCCTCGGCTGCGTCGATCAGGTCCGCCAGTTCCTCGAACGGGAAGTCGCTTCCGTGAATGTCCTGATCTCTCTGGTCTTTCAGCCAGTCCTTCACGCTCTCGGCTGTCACGCCGCGGCGTTTCTCTTCGGGCGCCCACTCCGGCGTGAGGTCTTCATCCACATCGAGGTAGATGCGATCGCAGACCGCCCAGACGACCCGCTCGATGAAGCCTTCGCCGTCGAACTCGCGATCCTTGCGGAAGGCATCGTCCAGCTTCTCGTAGAGGTAGCCGTCGCTCTGGTGGCGCAAGAAGTCAATGCCGTAGCTACTGCCGACGCGGAAGACCAGGCAGCCGATGTCGCCAGCGATCGACATGCCGAAGCGGGTCACGCAAATGTCGAAGGCCAGGTGGATGGTGTCTGGCTTCTCACAGCGCCACACCTCGACGCCATTGGTGTTCACCAACTGGGTATAGGTGTGGTCCTTCATCCACTCGGCGACATCGGTGATGCGCTTCTTGCGTTGTTCGTCGTTCATGGCTTTCTCCATGCATGCGCCGCCCTCCGTGGCCGGATGCGGCATGGTGGCAATTTGGTTTGGGATGGGGTATTACGGGTGACCGGCATGTGGCCGGGCACAAGGAGGTTTCATGTCATTCGAGCCGACTTATCTCGAGAACTTCGAAGATTATCGAGATCATGAAATCAGGACCCGAGTAACCGGTCCGATCAAGACGCATCCAGCGAGGGCTGACTGTAAGCTGACCCACTACTCGGTGACGCTTGCGATTTTCCATGGTGGAAAGGAAGTCCCTGGTACCAGGGAAAGCCTGCGCGGTGAATATGCTGACGGGTATCAGGCGGAAAACTCAGCCTTCGCCCGTGGACGAGAGCTCGTAGACCGGATCATGGCGCTATAACCTCGTCCCCCGGGTCTTGCTGAATCATCAACATGCTCTTCCGATCGAAGGCCAGGGCCAGGCGCGGCGAGATTCTGATCTCATGACGCGGCGGGGTGAGAAACTTCGCCGCGTGCAGCCTGCCGAGTGCGTGGATGCCGTGGATCAGAGCTTCGATCATCTGGCCGTGGGTAGCGTCGACCCATCCGCAAATCGCCCGAAGGTGCTGGCCGGTACGCTTCCTGGCTGAAAGCCGCAGAGATTCATTACGCGCCACAGAACGGTGAGCTTCGATTTCGTGGCGCGCAATCCGAAACAGTGCGTGATGCCCGAGCGCTTCGATGTGATGAATCATCAGCGTCATCGCCTCGCCCTGTTCCTCGATCTCGGCCCACTCCATCAGTTCCAGCAGGGCCTGTTTAGTCCCTGGTCGAACCTTCAAGCGCAGGTCTTCTTCCTGCAATCGTGCGGCTTTGGCGCGGCGCTTCTCGTCGCGCTCCTTGGATGACATCGCCATACGGCACCTCCATGATTCCGCTGGGCGGGATGTGTATGTGCAGCTGCCGACGGCGCTGCTGCGTGAGTTTCTGGATGCGTCTCATGGGTGGCACACCTCAATGGGCGTTTTCTTCGTTGAGCCAGACGGCATAACCACCAGTAGACGCTTGTTTCCTCGGTATACGCCCCAAGGCTGACCAGTGGATCTGGCCATGGCCGCCGCGTACTTCACGGCGGGCACGGGCTGGGCGATCGTGGCGATCATGCGCCGACCAAGTATTGGAGCGGGGCGAACGGGATGTCGTCGTCGAAGTTGTCCGGCGGCGCGGCCTGCTGGCTCTGCTGTCCGTAGTTGTCATTCTGGTTGTAGCTGTGCTGCTGGCGAGGCTGCTGCCGCTGCTGTTGAGGCGGCCGCTGTCGCTGCTGTTGCTGATGGCCGCCACCCTGATTGTCGGGCCGGCCGCCGAGCAGCTGCATGGTGCCGTTGATGTCGACGTGCACCTCAGTGACGTAGCGCTTGATCCCATCCTTCTCCCATTCGCGGGTCTTGAGCTTCCCCTCGATGTAGCACTGGGAGCCCTTGCGTAGATACTCGCCGGCAATCTCGGCGACCTTGCCGAACAGCACCACCCGGTGCCATTCGGTCTTCTCGACCTTCTGCCCGGTCTGCTTATCGGTCCAGGCCTCGCTGGTGGCCAGGCTCAGGTTGGTGACCGCGTTGCCGTTCGGCAGGTAGCGGACCTCTGGATCCTGGCCGCAGGTGCCGACCAGGATGACTTTGTTGATGCCTCTCATGCGGCTTTGCTCCTCAGCTTGACCTCGTATTCGTCAACGAGCAGCTTGAACTGCCAGAGGTCTTCCTCCAGCTTCTCGATGTAGTTGTCGTCACGTTTGAATTCCTGCCACCAGAGCTGGCGGCCGACGGGGCGCAGATCCGGGCAATAGAGGCCGATGTGCCACCACTTCCTGCCCGTGATCCACATACAGCCTTGGACTTGGTCCATGATCTCGCTGGCATCGTTGTCGATATGGAAGGACCGCAGCTTCTCGGGTGCTAGAAAGCACTTGTACTCGCTGCCGCCATCCTCGCCGATGAAACCGTCCGCGCTGGCGCCAAACGCGCCGTCGTCAGTCTTGACCAGGCCGACTTGAGTGACGATCAAGCCCGTTTGAATTTCATGCTCCATACGAGCTTCGGGTTCGAGTTCGTGGCCTCGCCTCATTTGCCAGGTCTCGAACCCGTTATCCAGCGGTTTTCCGCTGATCCGCTCGACTGCCAGCCTGAATGCGTAGTCGAGAGCTTTGGCGGTGGGCTCGCCTTTGTTCGGACCAGATTTCAGCCGGGCCCTGGCGTCGCCAAACATACTGGCGGTAATGACGCCTGCACGCGCTGCGTGCCACTCTGCGGAGCCCTGGGCGCAATTGACGATGATCATTGGGGAGTCTCCATTGCAGTTTTCCGCTTAGTCACGGCGATCTTCACCGCGTCGTATCCGGCTTTGTCACCGCTCGCCTGCATGACCTTCACGGATGCCTGCCATACATCCTTGAGCTCGTCGGGGGTTGAGGCTGCTTCGACCTGGGCAAGGATGTCGTTCAGCGCCTGGGCTCGCATTTCTGCCGTATCGGAGCCATCCGACGATTGCGCGTCGTCGTCGCGAACGTCGCTGGTAGTGATGTTCAGCAAGGCGCACATGACATATCGCTTGCCGTAGGTGGTGGAGGAGCCAACCGCCTGGACCTCGTTCCGGCCTTTGCCGATATCGGCCGGCAGGCTCATGGTGGTCTGTTCCCGGTGCCCATCGCGGTGCATCAATATCCCGGTGACGCTGATTGCCTTTTCCTGGTTCTCTACCTTGAAGGTGATTGCGAAGCCATGCCGCTGCATGATCGGCTTGATGATGCGGGTGATGTCGTCCAGCGTTGCGTAGGCGTTGCCCGTGTGCAGGTTCACCGCGGCTTCGAACACGGTCGGGATCTCGCACTGCATCTGGGCCATGCCGGCGTTGAATGCTGCCTCGGCAGTCTTGGCCTGCATGCGCTCATGCATGGCCAGAAGGCGCTCCATCTTCTCGATGTCACAGGACGGATCTGCAGCTGCTCGGCTGATCACCGCCATGATGCTGTTGTCGACCGGGCCGGCCGCCGCCACTGCCTGGCGGCGCTGCTCCGGCACAATGATGGTGCTGCTCATGGCGGCTCCCTCAGAAATTGATGGTGATGTTCGGGACTTCGCGGCGAGCGATCTTGAGCACGATGGCCCTGGCCAGCTCCTCGGTGATGCTCAGTGACATCAGCGCGGTTTTGGCCTCGCCCATGACTTTGGTCTTGTGGGCCTGGTCGCGCTCGCGGGCCTCTTGCTGGCGCAGAATCTCGGCAGCCGCGGCATCGGCCCGGCGACGTTCTTCCTGGCGGGCCTGCTCTGCTGCTTCCTCTTGCCGGCGTGCGGCGTCTTGGCGCTCCTGCTCCATCCGTTGCTCGGTGGCAACGCGGTCGGCCTCGGCCTGAATGCGGGCCCGCTCGGCTTGCTCGGCCTCCAACTTGAGCTGCAGGCGCTGATTCTCAGCTTCGCGCTCTTGTGCGGCAGCCTGGTCAAGCAGCTCTTGCTCGCGGCGAGCCGCGGCTTCACGCTCGGCCTGCTGTTCCTGGGCAACACGCTGGCGCTCGGCCTCGACGGCGGCCTCCTGGGCTGCCCGAATGCGATCCTGTTCGGCGCGCTCTTCAGCTTCGCGGCGCAGCCGGGCCAGCTCGGCCTGCTCTGCGTCGTGCTTCTGCCGAGCCGCCAGCGCTTCACGAAGCACGGCTAGCACCTGGTCTTTCACCTGTCCGGCCTCGGCGGTGAATTCCTCCCAGGCGTCGTCCAGGGCAACGCCTTCAACCCTTCCGATCCGGGCCAGAAGGTCCTCGGCGGTCAGCAGACCGAGTTCGGCGCCTTCCGCTTTGATGGCTGCAATGCCTTGCTCATGCCGGGCGACACGGGCGGCTTCTGCCTGCTCCCACTCGGTGAGCGGCCGACGCGTCTCGTCCCGCAGCGCGTCCATTTTGGTCACGAACTCGCGCAGCTCGGCCTCAACGACCTTCGGCATTTCCTTGAGCCGGCGCAGGTAGTCGCGGCCTGGCTTCTCGACAGCCGTCTTCGACTTGCTGACCTTGGCGGCCAGGCTGGCGATGCGTTCGCGGCCCTTGCGGGTGGTCAGGTCGGGCACTTCGCCTTCGACCTCGCCCTTCACCAGGTTGATGAATTGCTGCAGGCCACCGGCCACGTAGATGGCCGGGGCGTTCGCCTCGCTGATCTCTTCGATCGCGATCAGTTTCTGTTCTGCGGACATTAGAAAACCTCGCGCCAGGCCGGCGCCGTCAGTTGAAAGGGGAAATGCCAGGTCACCCAGGCACGGAGGTACGCTCCAGGCCCTGGCTGCGGTGGATGGTTGCGCGCTCTCGCCGCTTACGCTCCCGAAGGGGTACGGTTATCCCGAAGGGCCGCCGTGCTCGGCTACGTGATTCAGGAAGTGATGCTGCCGGCCAGTGCGCTGGCAAGCATGAAGAAGGTGCAGGCGAAGAGCATGGAGAAGGAGCCGCGCCAGATGACCATGCGGCGGGCGCGCTGATACCGGGTCAAGGGCATGGCCGTGGCCGAGCAATGGGGCGGCGCTTCAGCCAGTCAGCCTTGATCGGGTAGGGCAGGTCAGCGACGCGCATGCCCACGGGGAAGCGGAGGGTGCCGCGTACCTGGGTGGCCTGCGCTTCTTCGATTTGCTCGTCTATGAGCGTCTTCACGATTGGCGTGGTCATGATGCCTCCTGCTTGCGGTAGCCGGCGTCGTAGAGAGCCTCGCACAGCCACTTTGTGATCGCCTGATTAGGGTTTTCATCAGGATTCAAAGCCATCATGGCCTTGACCTCCTCTTCTCGCTCTTCTGCTGCAATCTGCTCGGGCGTGCGGATAGGTCGGAAGCAGCCATGTGCGCCTTGACCGACTTGCAAATACTCGAATTCAGGCGGAGCAAAGAACGTGAATGCCGCGACATCAATTGAGCCGCTCTTGAAGTGAGCAATCACCGTCACACGATCGCCAACTACCGGATCAGACGGCAAGGTTTCCTCAGGATTGAATCCCGCGAACTCGCACACTGCTCCAACCGGTGGGAGACCTTCACCATTCCAAGTAGGGACAGGCGCGACATAATCTGGGTGGCTGCAAACAGGGGTTAGATCTCCCATCTTCCAGTCAACATGGCGCCAGAAGCCTTCGAAGAACCACCAGCATCCTTTCTCGAACTTTCGAAACCCTTTTTCGCCGCAACCGGACTCAATGAATTGAGTGCCTTCTGGAATGCTTGTCATGCAGCCTCCTTGCGCCGAACGGCAATACGCCGGATGCGCTCGCAGTAGTGTTTGAACTCCTCGGCGTCGATGGCGAGGAGGGAGAAGTAGGCGACCACCAGGGTTTCGGCCTTGGCTTCCTCCACCGGGCCAGAGCCCGGCAGAAGCATCGTTTCGATGGCCGCGCTGATCGCGCTGACGGCGATGCTGTGAGGGCTCATTCCGCCCCCTCGGCCTGGGCCAGCACTCCTTCTTTGGCGAAAGGGGTGAGCAGCTGGCGGGCGATCTCTTCCAGCGCCGACTCAGGGTTGGCCACGCTCAGGATCTCGTCGGCTGCTGCGGCCGCATCGCTGGTAACCTTGCAGCGCGCCGCCAGGACCAGGCGGCCTAACACCGAGTTGCTGATATCCGACTGGCCAAGCTGTCCCATAACGAACTCATCCACCGCCTGGGCGAAGCGCTCATAGGTGACACCCTGTTTCGGGCGCATCCGGCGCTGGAACACCACATCGCGGCGCGCCATCAGCTCAGCGATGCCGTCGTCGATCCAAGTGGATTCCGCGTCGGCAGCATCGCTCACCGCCGGCGGTATCCGGTTGTCGTACTCAAACTGTGCTGCTCGAAGTGCGCCCATGGTCGCCTCCAGATGGTGGGTTACTTGATGACGATTGATGCCAGGTAGGCGCGCCACTCTAGGACACGCTTTTCAGCAGCATCTAGCTCTGCGCCAAGGGCCTTGAGCGCGCCTAGGTGGATCATTTCTCGGCCTCGGATTAGCGTCCCTTGGTAGGTGCGGCTGTCGCACTCAGAAACCGCTACAGTCACGCCGTTTACCGTGACCGAATAGCCACGCTGACCGCAGTGATTACGGACAGCTGCGAGTCGATCAACTGCCGCTTTATGAGCAGCCTCAGCTTTCTCGAGCCCCTGCGCGGCTTGCACAATTGCCTCCGTGTATTTGCTCATCGTGTGGACCTCGGTAGCCAACCGCATTGGCCGGATGCCAGGCGCAGTGACCAAACTGGGCGTGAAAAGCCAGCCTGGCACCCGCCAATGCGGTCGAAGTGAAGGGAAGGGGTGCAGGCGGTGAGCGCTACCTCACATGCATCTGGTCTGGCCGGGTAGGCCCCGGATTCGCCTGCGTGTACGTCGATTAAGGTTTACTGTGGTGCGCCTTAAGTTGCATAAGGCTCACTGTGATGCGCTTTAAATCGATGAAAACTGCATCGGGGTGTGATCTTGTGGTCAATCGCCACTTCGGGTTTCACCCAGGCCAGCAATCCACGACTGGTCCGGTAGGCCGGAGTTACACCGGCCCGCTCATTGCGTTTTATTGACTGGGCTGCGCTACCAGCCGCTGTCACCTTTTCAGGTCGCGCCCACTGGATTGAAGATCACACTCCAATGCAGCCTGCGATGGGGAGCAGGGCATCGGGCAGTTAACGTCAGGCGGACGTGGCGCTGGTTGTTCAGCCCGGCGTGGGTGGCGTGTATTTGAAACGGTGCCAGTCATCGCGGAGCTCAATAGCCTCGTAGCTCTGCCGGCGCTCAGCAAAGCCAAGCTCTACAGCCAGGGCATGAAGTTCGTGCCCGCGCTTGATCTGCGCCATCGCGATCCAGTCAGCATCTGCGTTGCGCTTCTGCGCCTGCTTTGGGGTCAAGTCCAGGCAGCTCACAGAGCTGAGCTTTGCCTGACGCTTCCGATCAGCCTTCATGTTGCGCAGCAAGGCGATCATCGCGTCGATGCGCTTTTCATCATCCATCGTCTTGCCCTCCAGGGCGGTTGATTATCTGGTCAGCCACCGAAGGCCTTCGCGCATAGCAGACTGCAGATGGTTCCGCAGAGCCGCTTGAAGCAACTCGCTACCCTCGGCCTTGCTGATGGCGTCGCAGATATCGCGACCCTCTTTCGTGCCTGGCTTGAACTTCACTTTCACTATTCGCATAGCTATCTCCAGTGGATTCCCCCTGATGCGCCCCGCTTGAGGCGCACCGGGGAATCGTCTGTCAGCCAAGGTGCAGAGCCAGCATGCCGCGATCCATGATGTGCAACTCGTCGGTGCTGTTCATGATTTCGCGCAGCTTCTCCACGCCGCCGGCAATTCCAGTTACCGCAGCCACCACTTGCAGCTGGCCGCGACGATCTGCGTTACGCAGGGCCGAACGAATCCGGTCATCCTGCTTTATGTCGTTCAAGTTCATTGGCGTGTCTCACAGTCCGAGAAGGGTTGCCTTGATCAGGCAGAGGCATTCCAGCGATGCCTCGTCACCCGCCTTTGCGGCGGCGCCCTGCATCTTGGTGATCGCCTCCAGGTCGGAGCAGTTGTAGGCGGCTTGTACCTGGGCGATAGCTCGCACTGCGGATTCAAGAGTGAGTTTCATGCTGCGTTCCTCCAGTTGATTTCCAATGCCGGCTCAGTGAACCGGCATCAGTAAATCGTTCTGTCATGCAGCGCGAGCCAGTTCAGCCTGAGCCAGCAGCTCGGCCACAGCCTCGGCCGGCGTGCAGTCGTCGGCGTAGAAGTCATGCAGGTCGCTTTCTTCCTGAGAGCCCAGGGCGACCTGGTGACCGAGCAGCTCGGACGCCTTGTCGATCCAGCGGTAGTAGGTGCGCTCTTCTGCGTCTACGCGGCATTCATCAGCTGCCATGGTTGCCATGTTGAACATCGTGAATCCCTCCGGTTGATTTTCCGGATGCCCCTCACAAGAAGGGCATCGAGGAAATCTCTCTTGCACAGGCCAACGGTCGCTTTCCCGTCAGTAGCTTCCAGCGCGACACGGGATCAAGGTCCCAAGGCCAAACGCTTACTCGCCACCACGCAGCCTCTCCAGCTACGCCCCCCGAATGAGGTCTCCTATGCCCAGCGCCGACATGAGGTCGAATCGCTGCGTACCGTTGCGCGGTACGTCCGCTGGCTATGCATCGGCCAGCTCGGCGTTCATCTGGTTGTTAAAGAGCGGTGAGGCTTGAGGGCCTCGACAGTCCCTGTTCGGTGACTGCGTGTTGAGGCAAATATCACGCATCGTGTTTTTAATGTCAACACGATATGTGATTTATTTTTCGTCGGCTGTGGTGGGGAAAATTCTCACGAGCCGGGTTCACCTTTCACATAGCGTGATGTATGCTCGCCGACAGTGCTGGATGGATATACAGTAATGGAGAGCGGTCTATGTCCAAGCAGAAAAAAACGGCGCCTAAAGAGCGTCAGGAAATGACCGGAGTAGAGAGGCTAGGGCTCCGCGTATCGTCGATGATCAATCATCCTCTGGCGCAGACGCAGCGATGGGTGACGATCCATCGCCTGGACACGGATGGAGACCTGGAGTGGGAGGAGGTGATGGGGCTGCTGGCAGAAACGCCGGAGCTGGACCTGACGTTCAACGACGACGAGAGCGTGACGGTCAGGTGGGAATCGCAGAGTGCCGAAGACCGCGATGACCTGGTCGTGGAGAGAGATTGGGAGGAAGAGAGGCTAGAGGAGGAGGCGCCTTTCTGACGGGCATAACAAGCCCGCGCTAAGCGGGCTTTCAATATAGCTAATCACTCGTCAGGGCTAGGCTTAGCGATTAAGTCCTTTGGAATGTATGGAACCTTGGTCACCTTCCCGTCCTTCGTCTCGAAGGATACGGTCTTAGCGCCGCTGAAGGCGGTGGCATGACTGTAAATCCACATCTGGCCCTCTTCCCTGGATGTGACCATGTAGGGGTTGCCCATGATCTCGTAGAGCTGGTCTTCGGTCATGCCGACCTTAACCTGGCTGGCCTGGCCGAAGGTGAAGGGCGTCCCCGCGCACCCGGCTAGGGCAACGACTACAGCAGCTAGAAGGAATTGGCGGATCTGGTGAATCATGGCTACCTCCCTGTGAGTTGAGTTCGCATCCTACCACTCTGGCCCTGAGCCATCACGCAGGCATGAAAAAGCCCGCCGAGGCGGGCTTTAGATATCCTGTGCTAAATCCAGCCGAACCCCTTGGCCATTAAAGCGGCCAGGCCTAGCGCCGTTGTAATGAGAGCGCCGAATAAAATTCGGAAATCGGAACGTGTTTCCTTACGGTGCTCGCGCAAGTCCTCCACAATCACGTCTAGATCGCGGCGAATATATTCAACATGGGTTTCGAGCTTGGCTACGCGAGCTTCCACGTCTCCTCCTCCAGGCGGGGTTCCACCGCCAGTATCACTCTCTTTGCGATTCCTGTCATGCCTGGCTTGAGCTTCGGCCCTTTGAGCCTCGTTCCAGCTGTTCTCCAAGCTGCTAATCGTTTCACTCATCGGGTGCGTCCGATCGTTCGCCTTCGGGTGGCTGAGATGCCAGGAGATCCAGTTCGAAGCGGGTGCGCTTCAGGCCTTCAATGGCATCGCCGACCTGCACGAATGCTCGTTCTGACGCGTCACGGAACTTCTCGTCACTCGAAGAGCGCCCGGCCACCGACATCTCCATGACAGCTTTTGTCAGAGCCATTACCGAGTCCATGAGCGGATTCACCGCGCTGATGATATCGGCCATAAATGCCGGCTCTGTATGTTCCGGTCCTAGCCTGATCACGTCATCGTCATCCATGGGTATTCCTCATTTTGAAACTAAACAACTTTGATGCTTGCTCTGGCTTGACAGCTATCGTGCGCGCGCATGTGAAGGCTATTTGACTCACACTAAATGAGCGTTCCAAACCAACAGCACGCGGGCCTGGATGTAGGTCATGTCCCGGCGGATCAGTCGATCCTTGTGCCTGGTGTTGTCCGAAATCATCTCGAAATGGTCCTCATCAGCCACCTGAAGGCGCTTGATGTAGATATGGTCATCCCAGTGGAAAAGATAGATTCCGTCACCCACGAATTCGCGGATGTTGATATTCACGATCAGCGGGTCACGGTGCTTGATGGTGGGCTCCATCGACTGCCCCCAGCCAGTGACCATCTTCAGGTGGTAGTGCTCGTCGAATTCAACGCCCAATTCGCGAAGGTGACTTGGACTGACCCGCACATCCTTGAGCATCTCGGGGAAGTCATGGGCGATCTCGCCGCCACCCATTGCAGCCCGAACATCGTAGTGGGCGATCCATACCTCATCGCCAACAAGGCCTGGCCGCTGGAATTCGGCGGCAATCACATTCGTAGGAGCCGGTTCTTCGGCGGCCGCAAGCAGCCTCTTACGGGCCTCCTCAGGGATGCCTTTGCCGCTCTTGGCGAGCATCTGCTTGACCAGGTCGGTAGTGCTTCTCGGCTGAGTGCTTGGGGTCTCTGGGGGCGGAGAGTTCAGCAGCAGTTCGGATTGATCTACTCCCAGAGCGGAAGCAATAGAGGCGATGTCGGCCAGCGTAGGCTCACGCGTGCCGGCTTCATAGTTCCCAACGCGCGATTGGGATTTCCAGCCGCAGGCATCTGCAAGCTGTGCCTGTGACATCCCGGTCGCTTTTCTCAAGCGCTTAATGCGCTGACTCAGTGATTCATTCATGCGCGGGATTTCATCACGAAATGAAATACCCGGCTTTCACTTATTGTGATTGCATTTAACACGATACGTGTTTTATCCTTCGGTCATCAATGGAGGAAAACCGCATGAACCAAGTCCGAACGATTCGCGAAAGGGCTGGCGTTACCCAGGCAGCGCTGCGACGTCAGCTCGGCTGGAACCAGTCCAGGCTGGCCAACTACGAATCCGGCCTGAGGAATCCAGGCCTCCAAGAGGCACGCCAGATCGTAGAAGCGCTGAACAAGCTTGGCGCCTTGTGCGCGCTGGATGACGCATTTCCCCCGGCTAGAGCAGCCGCCTAACAACTTCCAATAGCAAGGAGCAATCCCCGCATGTACGCCAACCGCAATCACCTGCACGACCGAGAAATCAAGGTCCGGGTCGATGAGGACACGTTTGAACTGATTCAGGCGCTGGCCAAGTTTCATCGGACTCAGCGCGCAGTGCTCTGCCGTGAGCTGCTGGAAGCTCAGCTGGCCGCCCTGTCTTCGGAGAATACCGGCGATCAGCACGTGGCCTGAAGGCCCGTAGGAGGCCCCATGCCGATTGAAGAAATCGGACTGGACCAGAGACTGATGGAGCAGCTGGAGCGAGAAGCAGAACGTAGGGGCGTAAGCCCTGATGCGCTCGCTGCCGAGCTGATCCGGAAAGAACTGGCCAGCCGAACCAAGCCCCGGAATCCGCGGGGACCGGTAACACCGTTCCATCGCAGGGCCTGAACCGGCCCTAACGCGCAACTGATAAGCCCGAACGACTCACCCAGCGAGCAGGGGATCACCCGATGGCCTACGACGACAAAGCACACCGCCACGACCACCAGGTCAAGGTTCGCTTGGATGACGAGGACTTCAACGAGCTGAAGGGGTACGCCCTGGAGCTCAAGGCTCAGCACAGCGTGCTGGCCCGGGAAATCATCCTGGCCGCGCTGGCGTTCAAGAAAGAGCACGGCCACCTGCCGCTGATCAACGAGAAGAAGGCCAGGGCCTGAATGGGTCCAGGGGAGGACTGATGTCGCCTGCAAACGAAGCAGTACAGCAGCACGACGTGGAGATCGCCCGGTTCCGCCGGAATGACTTCGCGGACCTGGAAGCCTGGGCGGAGGAGGTCGGTGTGAGCACCGACGAGCTGGCCGCGCAGATCCTGAAAAAGGCCACGCACTTCCTCGGTCAGCGGGGAAAGCCCAAGAGCAACAACGTGGTGCCGTTCGCGGCGCCGAGGTAAGCGTCCGATCCCTAATTAGGGACCCGGGCGCCAGTCCCTCATAAGGGACGCCAAATCGCAGAGACAAAAAAGCCGGGTTCGCGGCCCGGCTCTCTGCATAACAAAAACTCTGTTCAGGAATTTTACCTATGCAGACCCAAAGTGTACAGGCCCTCAACCGGCCCGCGCCACAAAATGCGAACCACGATTTCGTGGCGCGAGGTCATTTCGAGTCGGCAGTGAATGCCGCTCGCTTGGTCCGCTCCCAGTACTCGCGTCAATCCAAACGACAGCTCGTCCGAGAATGCCTGCAGCACCTGCATGCGTTCCTGGCTGCCCCGCGCCCTGGAGCAGCCCATGAGTAACGTCTTCACCTTCAAAACAGCCGGGGGCTTTACCCGGATGGACAACCAGCTGATGGACGCTCTGGCAGCGGTTCACCTGTCGCCAGCTGAGTTCAAGACACTGCACGCGATTGCTCGCCTAGTGATCGGCTACAACCTGACGGAGCGCCGCATTACTGCCGACGAAGTGGCCAAGATGACCAACATCCTGCCTGCGCACGTTTCGCGTGCAATCAGCAGCCTGCTGGCCCGTCGAGTGCTGTACCGAGTTGGCGGCAGCCGTGGCGAGATCGGCATCTGCTCGCCTTCCGAGTGGGTTTACCAAGAGCCCAAGAAAGAGCAATCGACTCAACCAAAATCAGTCGAAACTACCAAAATTGGTAATTCCGACAACGTGACGAAACTACCAATTTCCGACGACTCCCTTCTTTATACGAAAGAAAAACCCCTAGTAACTGTTCCTACGGAACAGATTACTGCCCCCCAGGGGGCGGAGCCCGCTCACTCGGAAGCCAAGCAAGTTGTGTTCACCGGCGAAGACTTCGAAGTCGACGCCACCCTGATCACCAAATGGGCAGAGGCCTATGCACCGATCGACGTGGAAGCGGAGATCAAACGTGCGGCAGCCTGGGCCAGCGGCAGCAAGCCGAAGAAGGACTGGCGCCGCTTCCTGGTCAACTGGCTGGGCCGTGCGTTCAAGCGCAGCCCGAACGGTGCCAGCGAGGCTGGCGTGCCGGTGGACAAGATCATCGACCTGTACCACCGGGTCTGCCCGAACCTGCCAGCCGTGACCGTGAAGAGCGACAAGGTTCTGCGCAGCATGATCGCAGAGCGCTGGAACGAGTCGCCTGATCACCAGAGCGGGCAGGGCTTCTGGCTCGGGTTCTTCCAGAAGGCCAATAACCGCAACCAGGTGTTCTTCCGTGGGCAGAACGTCCAGCCGCGACTGGAGGCCCTGGTCAGCCGCGCTGTGTTCCGCGAGATCTCGGAGGCTGCGCAATGAACGAACTTCACAGCCTTGAGGCTGAGCACGGCGTTATCGGCGCCATGCTTCGCCAGCCGCACCTGATCGATGTCCTGTCCGATGCCCTCGCGCCCGAAGCATTCGCCTGGGATGACAACGCCGACCTGTACCGGTTGATCCTTGAACTGCATGCCGATGGCAAGCCGGTCGATGTGATCACCTTGAGCGACCGTCGCGCTGAGCTCCCCAGCGGTACTCGGACGCTGGCCTATGCCGGCGAGATCCAGGCGAATACGCCGAGTGTGGCCAACGCCAAGGCGTACGCCCAGATCATCCGTGAGCGAGCCATCTGCCGGCAGCTCGCCGCCGCTGCCGAACGTATCAACGAAGTGGCGCACGAGCAGGCCGACATCGAGGACAAGATCTCGCTGGCCCAGTCGATCGTGCTCGGCCTTGATGCATCCGGCAACGATGGTGAGTGCCAAATGATTGGCGACATCATGGCCGAGCATGTGGAGGTGCTTCAGGAGCGCCTGGATCGCTACGAGAACGGCGTTTTGATGGACGGCCTAGGGTCAGGTATCCCTGACCTCGATAAATTCACACAGGGCCTTAAGCCGGGCCAGATGATCGTGGTTGCTGGTCGCCCCGCGATGGGCAAGACCACGCTCGCCATGAACGTTGCCGCAGATGTGGCTATCGCCCAGCAAAAGCCGGTGCTGGTGGTGAGCCTGGAGATGACCAAGACCCAGCTCATGGACCGCCTGATTGCAGCTGTCGGGGGTATCCCGCTGCCATCGCTCAAGACGGGCGTATGTGCAGCTGACTACCGTGTGGAGTTGGCGGCCGCCACGCTCAAGCTGCGTGACGCGCCGATCTGCGTCTCTGACGTTCCGGTGATGACGATGCCTCGCATCCGCTCCATTGCGCGCCGCTACGCGAACCGCATGGGTGGCCTTGGCCTGGTGGTGATCGACTACCTGGGCCTGATGGAAGGCGAGGGCAAGGGGCGCACCGAGGACGTTACGGCCATGTCGCGCCAGATCAAGCTGCTGGCTCGAGAGCTTGGCTGCCCCGTGATCGTGCTGTCCCAGCTCAACCGCGGCTGCGAGGCGCGCCCGGACAAGCGCCCGGTGCTCAGCGACCTGCGCGAATCCGGGGCCATCGAGCAGGACGCCGACATCGTGATGTTCGTTTACCGCGACGAGGTGTACCACCCGAACACCCAGGACAAGGGTATCGGGGAAATCCTGATCCGCAAAAACCGTGACGGTGAGATCGGCAGCGTGCACACGGCCTTCCAGGGCGACCGATCCCGCTTCATGCCTCTGGCCAGCCGCGCCAAACAAGAAAACGTCGTGAAGGTGAATTTCTGATGAGAGAGCGCAGAGCGATTTACCACCACAAAGGCTATCGCCTTCGTTCCTACACCGAGTTGCTTTGGGCTCGCGTGCTGGAGGCCGCCGAGATTTTCTACCTGTACGAGCCTGATCTGGTTCGGGGCGACGACGGGTATTACCTGCCTGACTTCTGGCTGCCGAACGTGGGTATCTACCTCGAAGTGAAGGGGAAGAACCCGACCGACATCGAGATCCAGAAGGCCGACGCCGTTATGTCCCGCACCGGTCGAGAGGTCATGTTCTTGGTTGGACGTCCCGAATCAGACCGCGAGGGCTTGATGAATTGCGGAATGCTTGTACGTGGGTCGGGCGGCTGGACGAATGGGCTTTGCCCTTATGACCTGCACTGCCTGGTGCGTGACCACGTTGGCTATGGGATGTGGTCGCGAATCAGCGCTGCCGCCAATGGCGACATCATGGATAACGTCCGGGCAATCGGCGACATCCTCGAGGAGATGTTCCTCGGATTGGCCGATCGATCCGACATGGAGCAGTGCCTGCGCGAAACGCATGCCCCTGTGAATGCCGAGCGCATGGCCTCCCTTCCTCCTCCCAGCGTCTGTGAGCAGGGCATCAAGTGGTTCCTGGACCGTCAGCAATTCCGAATTTCTCAGCGAGGTGCCGCATGACCCGCGCACACCTGCTGGCCAAGTTGAACATCAAGCGCGCCGGGCAGCCGGCCGGGGAGGGGGTGTGAAGATCGCCATGACCGTAATCCTGCTGCTGGCCCTGTCCGGCTGCCAGGTCTGCTGTGACGCCCAAGGCGAGAGCTGCGCAGCGCGCTGTGAGGTGGGCCATGACTGAAAAGATCAGCGTCAACTGCCAGGCCAAGCTGTCCGAGGCAATCACGATGATGACCCGGCTGTTCCGCGAGAAGAAATTCGTGGTGGTCAGCATGCGCCCAGGCAAGGATCGCACCTTGGACCAGAACGCCCTGTGGTTCGCCATGTACGAGCGTATCGCCAAGAGCACCGAGATGGGCGACGTGGAAGAGGTGCGCCGCTACTGCAAGCTTCACCACGGCGTGCCGATCATGCGTGCGTCCTGCGAGGAGTTCAGGGACGGCTACAACATGGCCCTGCTCAACCTCCCGTACGAGATCAAGCTGCGCTGGATGGGGCCCTGCGCCATGTTCGGGCCGGATGGTTTCCCTGTGACCCGGTTGTTCAACCGCGCCCAGGGCTGCCAGTACACCGACCGGATCGTCGAGGAGTTCGCCGCGCGTGGCGTGCACTTCGCTGACCTGCTGGGGGAGGCTGCTGCGTGAGGACGGCTCTCAAGGAAGTGAAGCAGAAGACCTGCAAGGCCTGCGGGACGAAGTTCCGGCCATCGCTGTCGACGCAGAAGGCCTGCGGCGTGCAGTGCGCCCTGGCCTTGGCCAAGAAGCCAGAGAACCAGGCGGTGGCGCGCAAGGCGATTGCCCAGCGTGAGCGCAGCGAGATCCAAGTGCGCAAGCAGAAGCTCAAGAGCCGGGCCGACTACGTGCGTGAGGCTCAGGCGGTGTTCAACCAGTGGGTGCGCCTGCGCGACGAGTCGCAGCCGTGCATCAGCTGCGGCCGGCACCACCAGGGCAAGTACGACGCTGGCCATTACCGGACGGTGGGCGGCAACCCTGAGCTGCGTTTCGAGCCGCTGAACTGCCACAAGCAGTGCGTGCCCTGCAACCAGCACAAGTCGGGCGACATCGTGAACTACCGGATCAACCTGGTGCAGCGCATCGGTGCCGACCGGGTTGCGTGGTTGGAAGGGCCTCATGAGGCCCAGCGCTACACCATCGACGACCTCAAGGCCATCAAGGCCAGGTACCGCGACAAGATCAAACAGCTGAAGGAGAAGGCAGCATGACACCAGCATGGGCATTTCTGATTCTGGCCACCCTGATGGTGGTGGGCGGCTTGTCGCTGTCCTGGGCCGGCGCGGTCCGCCGCAAGCGCTACTACGAAGAATTTCTGCTGAAGAAGAACAATCGCATCCAGGGAGAACGACCATGAAAGTAATCAGCGCTCGCCAAGTCTGGCACGACGCACTGCACGAGAACCGCGCATCCGCCCTGGCGGTAGCCGCAGAGCAGGCCGCCCTGGGCAAGAAGGGTGGCTCCGGCGATGTGAAGATCATGGTCATGCTGGAAAATCACGACGGTCACGAGGTGTGCAAGGTGTACGAGGTTCGCAAGGAGGGGGTGCAGGAGACTCGCCCAGGCCGACGCCTCACCAACGACCGCTGCGCGCATATGCTGACCGCCGGCCTGGTGCTTCAGGCGATCGACTCTCTGCCAAAGTCGCTGCGCCATCTGGGCAACTTCATGTACTCGCCCGTGGCCAGCGGAAATGACCTGAGCATCTCCCATGGCCTGGTATGGCTCGGGAGCGGACTGGAAGCGCTCACAGACCGCAAGAAGCAGCGAGCCTACTGGATGGCAATGGCTGCGCTCCAATCGCACAAGATCCTCGTCCACGGCGGCGAGGCGATGGGCCCTGGTGCGGTGTGTATGTTCGTCGAGGACCGCACCGGCGAGAAGATGAACCCGCAGAACTGGGCAAGGGATTGGCAGGAGGTGTGGGATGCCCTTTGCAGACAGGTGGACAAGTTCGACAAGCAGGCTTTGAAACCTGTCGCCCGGGTGGTGGAAAGGCTCCGGGAGCGCAATGACGAGACGCAGGAAATAGCCGCTTGACAGTTTGAGGAGTGTTTTGGCACTATTTCGCCATCGTCATAATTTCGCCTTTGGCGAAAACATCCTAAACCCGGCCCACAAAGCCGGGTTTTTTGTTGCCCATAGAGGGCCTCAAGAGTCCCGGCCAAGTGCCGGGATTTTAGTTTTCAGCAGGCGAAAGACTGATAGGCCAACCTGCTTCACCTGGAGAGCCAATCATGCCCAATCGCATGCGCTGCAAAATGATCTGCCACGAAGTCTCCCCGAACGAGCACAGCCAGGGACAGCTCTGCACTGTCCAGTTCGGCGCCGTCTACTCCAGCGACCCCGCCACCGAGGATTCGATCTACGGGAAGTACACGCCATATGGCCACTTCCGCGCCGGGATCGTCACCGAGGTAGCCGAGAAGCTTGAGGTTGGCAAGGCCTACTACGTGGACATCTCCCCAGCTTCCTGACGCAACTGCAGCCAGGGCAGCCCTAACGGGAACGCCTGGACACTGCTAGCCGGTAGTGTGGTGTACGGAAAAACACCGGCAGCCCGCGCATCCATTCCCTCACTGTGCTGGTGGGTGGCGCGAGACTTGATCGGCGAGACTGGTGCGTCAGGGTGCCAGCGCTGGAATGGTCTTCGGCGGACAGGTGGGGAAAGACCCACGCAAAGCGGGCAAGCAGCAGGTTTGCCGCCAGCCTTCCACGCTGAGCAGAGAAGGGTTCGATTCCCTCTGCCCGCTCCAATTTCGTTATGTGCTGCTCCGCACGTTTGCCCTGGCCCTCTATAGGGCCTCAACCGGGCCTTTTATTCCAAGGACACCCCTATGGCCGAACCAACAAGCGCCGCCGCGAGCGTAGTGCTGGGCAAGTACGGGGTGGTGATGGCTGCATTCATCGGCTCGATCCTCTCACTGGGCTTCCTGAAGGATCTGACCCGGTTCCAGGCCGCGACCGCGGTCGCCACCGGCTTCGGCTTCTCGGTCTACCTAACCCAGCCCGTTACCGCCTGGCTCGCCCCGAAGCTTGAACTCGCGGTCACCGATGACCTGCTGTGCGGGGTAGCTTTCGTGCTGGGCCTAACCGCCATGAACATCATCCCCGCGATCAAAGCTGCCATGGGGTCGTTCGTCACGGCGCGAGGTGCCTGATATGAACAACATCCTGGTTTCAGCGCTTACCGCCTTGGACGTCTTCCTGTGCGTCCTGGTGGTGGTCGCCGCATGCGACTACCTGCGCAAGGTCCGCCCAGCCGATCAGCCCATGCTGAGCATCGCCTTCTACCTGGTGGCGATCGGTGGGTTCGGCGCATTCGTCACCGCCCTGCAAGGACACTGGGTCAACCCATTCGGCGTGATGCTTCACGCTGGGGTGGTGGCCTATGCCTGGGCCCGTCGCGGCCACGTCTTCACATAAGCCGCGCCACAAATTCGGCATGCGCCGTTTCGTGGCGCGCCATCAACTCAGCCTGTGCGCAGGCCGGAGAATCCCCATGAAGACCGAATACCAAGTTCGCCCGGTTACCCGCTACATCGTTACCCGCTATGCCCTTGACGGCGCAAGCGAGGGCGGCGCCCAAGGTGCCTCATCCGTAGCGGTGGGGGAGTTCGATAACGGCCAACAGGCAGATCTGGTGGCTGATGCTCTGGTCGCCAAGGATCAGGCCGATGGAATCGAGTCCAGCCGTTCGCGCCATGGGCTGAGCCTGGGCGAGGTTATCTCTGGTCAGCGCCTCAGCACCCCCATGGTCGATGGCTATGGGATGAGTCGTAAGGGCGCCTAGCCAATCTCAAAGGTCGTTATGCGCCGTTCAGAGGCGACAGGGCAGTGATATGGCATCGGTATCCGCACGCATCGTTTTCCGCCATCGCTGGTGGCTCAAATGCTACCTGGCCGGCGTCCTCGCCGTTGCACAGATTACCGGTCGCGAACCATGCCCGGAGCGTATCAGCTACTGGGTAGGGCGCGGCATCAAGATCGAGGTTCACCCCGAATGACTACCATCGCCTACAAGGATGGCGTGATCGCCTATGACTCTCGGGTAACCCGGGGCGACCTCATTACCGACGATGACTGCGACAAGTGCATTGAGCGCGACGGCGTGAAGTTCTTCCTGTCCGGCGCCCTCTGTGACTATGACGCGCTGGTGGCTGCCTACTTCGGCACCGCCCCATCGGGGAAGGTCGACGCATCTGCAATCGTCCTTGATGGCGGCAGACTGATGACGGTTGCCGTAGATGACGATACCGGCCTATGGAAGTCGCCAATCAAGCCTGATCGTCCATACGCCATCGGCAGTGGCACGCCATACGCCTTCGCTGCGATGGATATGGGTGCTTCCGCCGAGAAGGCCGTCGAGATGGCTGCCAGGCGCGACACCAGCACCGGGGGGAAGATCAGGTCGATGAGGATTGGCGAGCTGGCAGGGTAGGTGTGCCGCAGGTGAGTGCGGCACGAGTCACTTACTCGACTTTTTTCAGAGCCTGTTGAATCAAGTCGGCATAGCCTGAGAGTTTCCCTAGCTCCTGATCCAAGTGATTTCCGTTCGGGGACGTCGCGCCGATCCTGACGGAGATGAGTTCCAAGGCCGCATTAACTGCGAGAGCTCGTTTATCTCGAGCGTCACCGTTCGCGTATTTCACGTAATCCAGTAGTGCCATGCTGCTTTCCTTACGTTGAATTGATCCTCACCAATACCGGCAACACGCCACTATTTCAAGTATCAGGATCTATCCATGACCACCAAGCACCCCGACTGGGAGGCGATCGAACGAGCCTACCGGGCCGGGGCGCTTTCCATCCGCACCATCGCCGAGCGATTCGGCGTCAGTGACACCGCGATTCGCAAAAAAGCCAAGGCGCTGAACTGGGCTCGCGACCTGTCGGACCAGGTGCGTAAAGAGGTTCGCAGCAAGCTGGTTCGCGGAGAGGTTCGCAACCACCAAGGCGCGAACTGCGAACCTGATGCAGAAATCATCGAGGAGGCCGCAGAAGAAGGCGCCCAGGTGGTTCGCAGTCACCGGCGCGACATTCGAAAGGCCACTAGCCTTGCGAACCTGCTGATGGATGATCTGATGACGACCATCAAGCATCGCGAAGAGATCGAAGAAGAGATTGAGCGTGATACTGCTGATGACCAGAGCGGTTTCCGCCGTAGCGCGATGCTCGGAGCGGTGAGTCTTCCCAGCAATGCCAAGACCCTTTTTCAGCTGTCCTCGGCTATGAAAAACCTTCAGGTGCTTGAGCGCACCGCATTCGGCCTGGACGACAAGGAGCAGTCGAAAGACGCCGACGAGCTGTCGCAGCTGATGGATGAACTATCGAAGGATGCCTGACCATGAAGCCCGAGCACATGAAACTGCTCCGGGACCGGTTCTGGCGACTGAACAACCTGTATTTCATCACGGACAAGCAGGGCAAAAAGGTCCGCTTCCGCATGACGCAGGAGCAGGTCGACTACTTCCAGGGGATGCACACCCGCAACATCATCCTCAAGGCCAGGCAGCTCGGGTTCACCACGCTGGTTTGTATTGTCCAGCTGGATGCCGCGCTGTTCGAGGCCGCCAAGTGCGCCCTGATCGCCCACACCCTGAACGACGCCAAGCGCCTGTTCCGGGAGAAGATCAAGTACGCCTACGATCACCTGCCCAAGGAGATCAAGGCCGCCAACCCTGCCAGCAACGATGCCGCGGGCGAGCTGGTGTTCAGTAAGGGCGGCTCGCTATACGTTTCTACGTCATTCCGGGGCGGCACGCTGCGCTACCTGCACGTCTCCGAGTTTGGGAAGATCTGCGCCAAGTTCCCGCACAAGGCACGCGAGATCGTAACCGGTGCGTTCGAGGCCGTGGCCGCTGAGTGTTTCGTAACCATCGAATCGACGGCAGAGGGCCGGGCCGGGTACTTCTTCGACTACAGCCAGTCTGCCGAGAAGCAGCAGCTGGCCGGCGTTCCCCTGGGCCTGCTGGACTGGAAGTTCTTCTTCTTCAGCTGGTGGCGAAACCCGCTCTACTGGCTTGAGCCGACCGATGTGGTAATCCCGGACCGGCTGGCCAAGTATTTCGATGACCTGGCCGCCAAGCACGGGATCGTCACCAACCCAGGTCAGCGTGCCTGGTACAGCGCCAAGGAAAAGACCCTCGGCGACGACATGAAGCGGGAATACCCGTCGATCCCTGCCGAGGCATTCCAGCAGACGATCGAGGGCGCTTACTACGCCAAGCAGTTCACCAAGCTCTACGCTGCCCAGCGTATCGGCAAGCTGCCAGACAACAGCCACCTGCCGGTGCACACCTTCTGGGATATTGGTGTGGGCGACTCCACGGCAATCTGGTTCGTCCGGATCGTCGGCGAGGAGTACCACGTTGTCGACTTCTACCGGAACAGCGGGGAAGGCCTGCGGCACTACATGAAGGTGCTCAAGGATCGCGGCTACGAGTACGGCGAGCACTGGGGCCCCCACGACATCGACAACCGAGAATTTGGTAGCGACGGCAAGACTCGACGCGAACTCGCGCGAGAGGGCTACGAGATCGACGGCCAGGTGTATCGGATGACCTTCCAGGTGGTGCCGAAGCTTGGTGTTGACGAAGGCATCGAGCAGGCGCGCGAGATTCTGCCCAACTGCGCCTTTGACGAAGCCAAGTGCGAGGAAGGCATCACCGCCCTGGAAAGCTACCGCAAGGAGTGGGATGACAAGCGTGGGTGCTGGAAAGACAAACCCCTGCACGACTGGTCATCTCACCCGGCCGACGCCTTCCGCTACTTCGCCGTGGCCAAGACCAAGCGCTCCGTGGTCAAGCACGTTCCAATCTCGTTCACTTTCTGAGGCCATCCATGCCTAACTTCCTCCCCCGGGCAGAGTACTCGGAGGCCTTGCCCGGCTGGCAGCTGGTCAAGCGCTGCGTGGCGGGCGCCCGCGAGGTGCGCAAGCACGATATCTACCTGCCGATGCCAGACCCGGAGAACAAGTCTCCCGAGAACCAGGCGCGTTACAAGCAGTACAAGAAGCGGGCGATGTTCCTGAACATCACCGGGCGCACGCGCACTGGCCTGCTGGGCGCTGTGTTCCGCAAGACTGCGGAGCTGGAGTTGCCCGCCGGGGTCGAGTACCTCAAGGAGAACGCCAGCGGCGACGGTACGAGCCTGGAGCAGCTGTCCAAGGACGCCGTGGGCGAATGCCTGGACGCTGGCCGGGGCGGCTTCCTCGTGGACTTCCCTGCGGTTGAGGGCGTGTCCTCGATGGCTGACATGCAGGGCCGCAGCGCGCTGATTCACCACTACGGCGCCGAGTCGATCATCGACTGGGACGAGCAAGTGGTCGATGGCGTGAAGCGCCTGGTCTATGTCTGCCTGCTGGAGTGCGTGTCCGTGTTCAGCCCGGACAGCCTGGAGCGCACAACGAGCACCCAATACCGCGTGCTGCTGCTGGTTGATGGCCGCTACGTCCAGCGCGTCTACGCCGAAGACGGCAACACCTACACCGAGGTCGCGCCGCTCGACAAGAATGGCCGCCCGTTCGATCACATCCTGTTCAGCTTTTACGGCGCCCAGAACAACGACGCAAGCGTCGACAAGTCGCCGCTGGAAGACCTGGCCGACGTGAACATCCTGCACTACGGCAACAGCGCCACGGTGGAGGAGAGCGGCTTCATCAGCAGCCAGCCCACGCTGTTCATCACCACCGACATCAGCGCCGACGAATTCGCCAAGGTGAATCCGAACGGCATGCACATCGGCTCGACCCGCGGCTACAACCTCGGCAAGAGCGGTACTGCGACCCTCGTCCAGGCAACCGAAAGCCAACTGGCTCGCACGCTGCTGAAGGACAAGGAAGAGCAGATGCTGATGATCGGCGCGCGAATCGTCCAGAAGGCGGGCGGTGCCGAGACAGCAGAGGCCGTGCGCATCCGCTACAGCTCGGACAATAGCGTGCTGGGCACCATCGCCGGCAACGTTTCCGAGGCCCTGAAGCGGGCAATCCTCGACGCCGAGCGCTTCATGATGGGCGAGCCGGACGAGGACGGTACTGTCTTCTGGCTCAACCAATCGTTCTTCGACGAGACCATGACCGCCCAGGACATCCTGGCTCAGATCCAGTTGTGGCAGCAGGGCTTCATCGCCAAGAAGGACGTGCGGGTCAACCTGCGCCAAGGCGGCGTGCTTGAGGCTGACCGAACCGACGAACTTATCGACGATGATTTGGCCCAGCAGCCTCCGGTTACTGGCAACGATAACCCCTAGGAGCAGTAGCGATGTACCTGAAGCGCTTCTACCGAAACGGCGATGGGTCGACCGGATGGCGTATCACCGATGTAGGTGCCGAGGTGATCATCAAGCCAACTCGATGCGAGGTCCTGAACGAGGAATCGGTCGTTGTTGCGAACGTACCGTTCGATGACACCGAGATCGTGGTTCTGGCAGATGGCGGGGGTCGAGTAATCCACCACATCAAAGGCCCGCGGCAGTGAGCAGTGACGGCTACTTGTCCGACGCAGCGACTCGCCACCAGGTGCACGTGCAGCGCTACGCTGGGGGAAGCCTAAAGCGTCTGGCCAAGTTCATCACCAAGGCCATCAGCACCGCCAAATCGCGCGTATCAGATGGGTTGAGCCGTTACGGCACCCAACGGTACGAGAAGCAGATTCAGGAGCTGCAGGGCGAGCTGTCGGGCGTATACGGCGAGATGAAGCAGCAGGCCGTGATCGACCTGACGGAATTTGCCGGGTACGAGGCCGAGTTCAACATGACGCTGCTGGGCAGGGTCGTGAAGACGATTGTCCAGCTGAACAAGCCCAGCATCGAGCAGGTGGCCGCTGCAGCGCTGGCCGATCCGCTCGACCTGGAGGTCGGCAAGGGCCGGCAGCGCATCAGCATCGCCGGCGCGCTCGACCAGTACGGCACCAAGAAAAGCGCTGAGATCATCAGCGAGATTCGCATGGGGTCGGCGCTGGGCGAGACGACCGGCCAGATCAGTCGCCGGCTCACATCGCTTGGCGTGCAGCAGCGCGACCAGGCTGGCGCGCTGGTGCGGACCATGACCAACCACATTGCCAGTTCGGCGAGGTCGCAGGTCATGGCCGACAACGACGACATCCTGAAGGGAAAACGCCGGGTCGCCACGCTGGACGGCAGGACAACGCCGCTGTGCCGGGCCCTGGATGGCACTGTGGTGCCCATGACAGCGCCGTCGCCACCATTCCACTGGAATTGCCGGACCACCGAAATACCGGTGCTCAAGGACGAGTTTGCCCGGGAGATCCCCGGCTCGACTCGCCCAGCAGTTGGCCCGTATGGCGCCGAACAGGTCAGCAGCAAGACCACCTACGGCGAATGGCTCGCACGCCAGCCGGCAGCGTTCCAAGAGGATGTGCTCGGCCCGGCTCGCTACAAGCTGTTCAGCAAGGGCGAACTCACCATCGACCGGTTTGTCGACGACGACGGCAGAACCCTTACCCTCAAGCAGTTGCGTGAGCGTGAGCCGATGGCTTTCGAGCGGGCCGGCCTGAACTAATCCGCGCCACAAAATACAGCGCCTCCGTTTCGTGGCGCGCAATTTCCAAGCCCTGGCTGAGCCGGGGCTTTTTTGTACCCGCAGGCAGGGCCTGCTCAACGTCTCTGGGAGACAGCAATGACCTTGAAATTCCAACTGGACAGCCTTGAAGGCGTCGAAGAATCGGTAGCAGCCCTGTACGTCGAGAAGGACGGCAAGTTCGTCCTGGGCATCGAGGGTCTGCCGCAGCAGGAGGACGTATCCGGCCTGAAGTCGAAGGTGCAGGAACTGCTCGACGAGAAGAAGGCGGCCGACAAGGCTCGCAAGGACGCCGAAGAGCAGGCGCGCCTGGAGCGCGAAGAAGCCCTGCGCAAGTCTGGCAACGTCGAGGAACTCGAAAAGTCCTGGTCCGAGAAGTACAACCGCCGCGAAGCTGAGCTGACCGGCACCCTCGAAAGCGAGCGCGCCACCCTGCAAGGCCAGATCCGGGATCTGACCGTGGGCCGCACCGCTACCGAGATCGCGACTGCTCTGGCCGTGCCAGGCAGCGCCAAGGCATTGCTTCCCCATATCGAACGCCGGCTGAGCGTCGAGCAGCGCGACGGTAAACCAACCGTTGTGGTGCTGGACGCCGCCGGCAAGCTCTCGGCGGCAACGCTGGACGAGCTGAAAGCAGAATTCACCAACGATCCGGCCTTTGGCCCGCTGATCGCTGGCAGCAAGGCATCTGGCGGCGGGGCCGGGGGTGCTGGAAAGGGCGGCGGGGCCGCAAAAGGCAATTTCGGCGGTAACAAAGCGGAACGCACGGCGGCTATCGCCAGCCGGTTCCCAGACCTCCCTCAATCGTAAGGAAAAACACCTATGTCCCTGTCGCAAATGCAGGTTTTCAACGAGTACATCATGCCGGCGACCATCGAGACGCTGGATCAGATGCTCGTTGCGTTCAACGCCGCCAGCCGTGGCGCCATCGTGCTGTCCCCGGACGGCTTCACCGGCGACTTCCTCCAAGAGTCGTTCTTCCAGACTCTGGCCGCTGCTCAGCGCCGCGTGGATCGCTACGCCGCCAACGGTGCTGCGCCGATCACCGACCTGACCGAACTGAAAAACTCCTCGGTGAAGGTCGCTGGCGGCTTCGGCCCGGTTCGCTACGAGCCTTCGCAGATGACCTGGCTGGAGCGCCCGACCGCCCAAGGCATCGAGGTCGCGTCCCGCGCGTTCGCTGAGATCCTGCTGAAGGACCAGCTGAACACCGCCATCGCCGCCCTGGTCGCCGCGATTACCGCCCAAGCCTCGGCCGTCAACGACGTGTCGGCAACCGCCGGTATCTCGCAGGCCGCCCTGAACAACGCTCACGCCAAGTTCGGCGATGCCAGCCAGAACCTGATCACCCAGGTCATGCAGGGCACCACCTACCACAAGCTAATCGGTCAGGCCCTGGCCAACTCCGAGCAACTGTTCCAGGCCGGCAATGTTCTCGTTGTCGACATCCTGGGCAAAGTCTCGGTGGTCACCGATGCCCCGGCGCTGATGCAGACCGGCACCCCGAACAAGGAAATCATCCTCTCCCTGGCTCAGGGCGCTGCTCTGGTGCACGACGGTCGCGATCTGATCAGCAACGTCAGCACCACCAACGGCAAGGAGCGCATCGAGACCACTCTGCAGGTGGATTACACCTTCGGCGTTGGCCTCAAGGGTTACACCTGGGACACCGTCAACGGCGGCAAGTCCCCGACCGATGCCGAGATCGCCACCGGCACCAACTGGGACAAGACCGCTACCAGCATCAAGCACACCGCCGGTGTGGCTCTGATTGGTGATGCCTCCAAGTAACCACTGGTGGCGGGCTGGGCCTTTGGCCTGGCCTGCTGAGGATCTGCGCATGAGCAAGAACAACATCTGGTATCTGGCCGGCCCGTTCCACCAGTACCAGGAAGACATCAAGGCTCTGGCCAAGGAGCACGGACTGGTCATCGTCGATGCCAACTCTGCTTCGAGTCGTAAGGGTGAGGCAAAGGATGTTCCCGAGGTGACCATCCGCCCGGAACTGCTGGTTTCGGCTGTGGTTGTCGAGGCTGGCGGCCTGAGCCCGGACCATTTCGACCTCTTGACCGCTGAGCTGGAATCCATCGGCGTGATCGTCGAATCGTTCGCCGTCCAGAGCCTTGAGCGCCCGGAGGGCGACCTGGGCAAAACCGCATCGCGCCTCTTCGAAGTGTTCGAAGCAGTTAATGCCGGGGTCTCCAGCCTGCAACGTGAGCGCGACGGTGAAGTGCAGAAGGTCATCGCGCTGGAGCAAGAGAAGGCCGAGCTGATCAAGCAGATCGAAGCCCTCAAGGCTGCGGCTGCCGATCCCGAGGTCGAGGCTTTGAAGGCTGCGCTGGACAAGGCCGGTGTCACCTACCGCGCCAACGCCTCGAAAGAGTCGCTACAGAAGCTGGTCGACGAGCTCGACAAGAAGTAACACCGGGGCTGCGGCCCCACTCATTCAAGCGGAGGCCTGATGGCTACCTACATCACCGTGGCCGACGTGGATAGCATCCTCGGGGCTGCCTGGGCTCCCGACGCCGACAAGGAAGAAGCGGTATTCGAGGCGAACGCCTACCTGACCGCGATCAACCTGGTTGGCATCGACATGGACGACATCCCCGACGACGTGAAGGAGGCTGGTGCCCGACTGGCCAAGTGCGCATCCCAGGGCAAGCTTTACCAGCAGCAGACCGAGGGCTCGCTCGAGGCGAAGACGGTCAAGGCCGGATCGGTATCTACCAGCAAGACCTTCGGCTCGATCGACAAGACCAGCACTGTCGCCCAGCCAGCCTGTGTGCAGCTGGCACTGGCCCTGCTGACGCCCTGGCGCAGCAATCCGTTCGCCTTTGCTGTGAAAAGGGGATAGCCATGGGGCTCCGCGACGAAATCCAGGCAGACCTGGCCGAGGCCTTCGACGAAGACCTGGCCGACGCGGTATCGACGTTCACCGGTACCTACATGGGGCCCGGCGTCTGGGACCCGGTAAACGAGACCACCACGGCGCAGCCAGTGACCTACACCGGCCGCGGCGTGCTCGACAACTACGACAGCCGGCGCATCGACGGCCTGAACATCCTGGTGGGCGACGTTCTGCTGATCTGTCTGGCCAACGAAGTCACTGACAGACCGGCCGTTGGGCACCAGATAACGATCACGGATCTGATGACAGGGCAGCCTGCTGTATATCGCGTTGTCAGCCCAGCGCCTGATCCAGCCAAGGCGCACTACGAAATTCAGCTGAGGAAGTGACCATGGCCAAGAACAGAGGCTGGAGCACACCGCCCAGCATGTTCACCGGGGTGGTTGAGGAGCAACTGAGCCAGCGCGTTAGGGTTATCGCCATGGCCATGCTCAACGAGATCGTTCTGCGATCTCCGGTTGATACCGGGCGCTTCCGTGGCAACAACATCGTCAGCGTCGGGACGCCGGTGTACACCAGCACCGTGAACGTCGATCCAACGGGCGCCGAAACCATCCAGGCTGGTGTTCGAGCAGTCACCGGCCTGGAGCCATACACCCAGGTCTTCATCCAGAACAACCTCCCATACGCGGTACCGCTTGAGGATGGGCACTCCAAACAAGCGCCCGCCGGCATCTACGCGGTGTCGTTCAACAGCGTCTCGCAGGCCTACTCATGACCTTCGAACAAATCCGGGCCATCGTCACTGGCCGCATGGCGCAGTGGGCGGGCATACCCGCATCGGCTGTCGATTACCCGAACAACCTGCAGGGGCCGTTCGATCCGGCCGGCAAACCCATCTGGGCCAGGCTGGCGGACGCTCCTGGCTTGGCCAGCGCACCAGAGGTCGGCATCGGCCCGTGCGTGCGCCGCACCGGCATCATCATGATCCAGCTGTTCGTGCCCAGCTATAAGGGCACCCTGGCCATTACCAAGGCCGCCGACACGCTGGTGCAGCACTTCGAGTTCTACAGCGACCCGACCGAGCCATTCGACTGCTATGCGGTCTCGGCCAATACGATCGGCGATGACGGCCATGGCTGGTACCAGGTCAACGTTCGGGTGCCATACCGGGCCTACTGATCCATCCAATTTCTGCCGCAAGGCAACTGAATCCCTCTCGGGATAACCATGCCAGCTAGGGCCGTACACCCGAAAGGGGCGGGCACGCCTCCGCCCCTGCTGGCATGCTCATTTCAAATGGCAATCAGGAGTGCGCAATGGACAAATTCATTTTCGACAATATCGAACTGAAGGTTGTCGATCACGGCGGGCAGCCATGCCTGACCCTTTCAGAAATCGCAGTAGCGCTTTATGGCAAAGGGGGTGATCAAAGTGATGCACCCTTTGACAAGGGGGTTCGACAGCTAAACACCCTTTACCGGCGCCACGTAGACGAGTTCACGCCAACCATGACTGCGCTGGTCAAGATGCAGACTCGCGGCGGTGAGCAGGAGGTCAGGGTATTCAGTCTGCGCGGCGCACATCTGCTTGGCATGCTTGCTAGGACTGATCGTGCCAAGCGATTCCGCCGCAAGGTGCTTGACGTACTGGACTACGAAATGCAGAAGGGCCGCAGCCTTTCTGCAGAGTTCAATCGGACGCTGCTGGAGTACAGCGGCAAAAAGGCGGTTGCGAGTCTGTGCGGCAAGGGGCTACGCCAGTGGAAGGACCAGAAGCCGCCACTTGAAGCAAAGCTGAGCGACTTGGCTGATCAGATCCAGCCGTCATTGCCCCTGCACTGATTAACCCTTTGATGTGGGATTTTCTCACTTCGGAAAGCAACCCCCTGATACCCCGCCGTGAGCGGGTTTTTTTATGCCTACTGATAGGAGAAACATCCCATGTCGAGCGGTGCAAAAGTACAACTCGCCTACATCAAAGAGGTGAAGCCAGGCGTAACCCCCGCCGGCGACTGGAACGTGCTGACGCGCATCAGCAACGGCCTGATGCCGACCTTCAACTCGGAAGAGAACAACGAAATCGGCTTCACGCGCATGTCGCAGGGCACTGCCCAGACCACCGTGGACGTTGGCGGCGATATCGAAACCAAATGGCGCTACGGCGCACTGGACGATTTCATGGCCTCCTGCTTCGGCAAGGACTGGGCCGGCAACGTCCTGACCATGGGCGACGACCGCATCACCTTCTCGATCGCCTCCCACGCGACCGACATTGGCGTTTCGGCCATTGCCCGCGGCGTCCAAGTCGCCAACATGAACTTCGATTTCCCAGGCGACAACGAAGTCACGGTCACCATGACCATGGCGGCGCGCTCCTGGGATGACAAGGGCGACAACACGTCGTTCATCGTCAACGCCCAGCCCGAGTCCAGCCAGCGCCGCTTCAGCTTCAAGGATATCAGCGGCCTGCGCATCAACGGCGTCCAGGTGGGCGAGGACAACGCCTGCGTCGACAGCTTCAACCTGCAGTTCGACAACAACGTGCAGACCCAGCGCTGCATCGGCAATGGCAACCCGTACCCGGGCAATATCATTGCCACCACGTTTACCCCGTCCGGTTCGATCACAATCAGCTGGTCGAAGATGGCCTATGAGCTGTGGAAAGCCCAGAAGGGTAATGACGCGATCAGCCTGGAATTCACCATCGGCAACGCTGACGGTGGCTACAACTTCCTGATCCCCGAGATGGAAGTGACCGCTGACTGGCCTGATGGCGGCTCGACCGAAATCATCCAGGTGGAACTGAACTACACCGCCCGCCGCGTGGCCCCGACCATCACCCGCCTGCCGGCGCCGATCGTTGTGGCCGCTGTGGATGTAACCCCGGCCACCCTGAGCCTGGAAGTTGGCGACACCAGCGACCTGGAAGTGGTGGTCACCCCGGCCGGTGCCAGCCAGCAAGTCACTTGGACAAGCTCCGCCCCGACTATCGCCAGCGTGAGCGAGACAGGCCTGGTCAGTGGACTGACAGTCGGTACCGCCACCATCACGGCCACCAGCGTCGCAGACGGCACCAAGACCGACACCTGCGCTGTCACCGTCACCGCTTAACCCTTTGCCCGGCGCGCCCTGCGGTGTGCGTCGGGCCTTTTACCGCAGAGGAATTCCATGGGTATCACGATTGCAAGAAAGCCTGAGCTGGACATCAACGGCGAGCGCTGGGTTCATTTCAAGGTTGGCCCCGGCGGCCTGGCCGTGAAGTGCGACAAGGGGCCGGACACTGCCGCAATTCTGGTTGCGTCCATCGCCAACCCGATCTACAAGTCGCACCAGGCCGTGATCCGCCGGCACCTCGCCGCGCTGAATCAGCAGGCCGGCGTTGGCACCGCTGGCTTCACCGTCGACTCCATCCCAGACGTCGAACTCGAAACCGACGACGATCTGTTCATCGACCTGGCCACCAAGCACCTGATCAAGGACTGGCAGGGCATCGATGTTGAAGAGCGCCCTGGCGAGCCAGCCAAGTACACACCCCAGCTGTGCAAAGCGCTGATCGAGCAGCTGCCCAGCGTCTACTTCCTGGCGCTGCGCACTGCGCTGGACATTGCCAAGCGCATCGAGGAGCAGGCCCAGGCCACCGCGGAAAAGCAGTAGCGGCATATCGCTGGGGTAGGGACTGGGCCGGGCCGGAGAACGAGAAGAAGCGCTGGAAGCATGAGCGCCTCGGGCTGACGGCCCAAGAGCCGCCCGAGATCGACGATGTGGTCGCCGAGATCCTCGAGGCGTACGGCCACATCGGCCGGTCCCGGCAGTACGTCGGCATGATCGGCGCCCCAGCCCCGATTGCGCCGGCCGCGATCACCGAATACCTCGACCGCTACCCCTCGGTGATATGCCGCGAAGAGTTCGACGCCGCCATCTTCGCACTGGACGACGAGTTCCGCCGGCGGTGGGATGAGCAGAATCAAAAAGAGGGTGAAAAAGTCAGGTCCAAGAAGTAGCCGCTGCTCAGGCCATCCGTTGGTCCGTGCACCCATGAAGTGCTAGCATCCAGCCATACGTTCATACAGGGATGAGTTTATGTTTGCAGTGAGATTCGTGGTTTTGGCATTTCTGGCTGCTTACAGCTTGGGCATGGGGACCATACCAGCTAATGAGCTGAATGCTTTTGGCAAGCTGGTCGTGTTTTCTGGGCTGATCAGCGTGCCGCTGCTTTACATGCTTCCCACGATCGAAGCTAAGTTGCGCGGGCACACCAATATCGCCTCAATTGCGCTCGTTAACCTGTTCCTCGGCTGGTCGCTGATTGGCTGGGTAGTCGCACTGGTATGGGCCTTCAAAAAGCCAGAAACGGCACCTGCAGTGGCCGCTCCGAACAAAGAGGCGCCGGTAGTGGAACAGGCTGCCGCAGCCACAAAAACCTGCCCATTCTGCGCTGAAGATATCAAGGTGGAAGCCATCAAGTGCAAGCACTGTGGCAGCTCCCTAGTGGTGAGCTAACACCAAACACATACAAGACCCGCTTCGGCGGGTTTTTTTATGCCCGGAGAAAGGTATGACCCAGGAATCCCGCCTGGCGGTAACGATCGACTCGCGGGGCGCGAAGCGCAATGCGGACGACCTAACATCATCCCTTGAGCGCATGGAGAGGGCCGGCGATGCAGCGGCCTCATCTGCCGATGGTGTGAGCAGTAGCCTTGATGATCAGCGCAAAGAGCTCGCCCAGTTGCTGGGTCAGATCAACCCCACGGTTGCCGCCTTGGGCCGTCTTGATGACATGCAGGAAAAGCTGGCCAAGCTGAAGAAGGCTGGAGTCGTCGAGAGCGACACATTCGTCGAGTACACCCAGCGCATCAACACGATGCGAGAAGCTCTCGGCGAAACCACCACGACCATGAACAAGGCTGGAATGTCGGCCAAGGCTTACCAGGCAGCATTGCGTGGAGTGCCTGCTCAATTTACCGATATCGCGGTTAGCCTTCAGGGCGGGCAAGCGCCGCTCACGGTGTTCCTGCAGCAGGGCGGTCAGCTCAAGGATATGTTCGGCGGCGCTCTACCTGCGGCCAAGGCCCTTGGTGGTTACGTCCTTGGCCTGGTGAATCCGTTCACAGTGGCGGCCGCAGCAGCTGGCACACTGGCTCTGGCGTACTACAAGGGATCCGAAGAGTCGGATCGACTGACTGATGCGATTATCAGGAATGGGAACGCAGCAGGTACGAGCTACAGCGAACTTGCCAACCTTGCCGAGCAGGTGGCTAACACTGGCACGACTGTTGGCGCAGCGTCTAAGGTTCTCGAGCAGCTTGCCGGGGCCGGCAACGCTCTCACCCCCATGTATGCGCAGATCACAAAAGCGTCACTGGCCTGGTCCAAGCAGACGGGGGAAGACGTTACCAAGGTAGTTCAGTCCTTCAACGAGATCGCTAAAGGTCCAGTTGAGGCAGTGAAGAAGCTCGACGCAGAGCTCAACTTCCTCACTGCCAGCCAGTACGCGAACATCATCTCTCTGGAAAAGCAGGGGAAAACCATCGATGCCGCAAGGGCGGCGACGGACCTGTATGCAACAGCATTGAGCTCCAGATCGGCAGAGATGGAAAGCAATCTCGGCTCCCTGGAGTCCGCCTGGCAATCCCTTGGCAGCTTCGCCAAGAAAGCCTGGGATGCGATGCTTGATGTTGGGAGAAAGACCACTCCTGAACAGGAACTGGCCGATGTCTATAACCAGATCGCCGAGGCACGCAAGTCCATAAGCAAGTACGGGTCTGCCGCGAGCAGCCTTATGGGCGTAAACCCCGACAGCCTCAAGGCGCTGGAAAAGCGAGCCACTGAACTGCAGGGCCGTATTGCCGACGAAGCCTGGAAGGCGTGGGAAGGCAATACCAACAGATTTGTTCAAGACGCCGGCAAGAAAGGCGTGGATCTGATCAACTCGACGTTCACTGCCGCGCAGACCCAGACCCAGAAGCTGCAGAAGCAGCTGGAGGACCTCGACAAGGCCCGCGCCGATGCGATGGCGGCCGGCGGCTTCAATTCCGAACAAGAGACAAAGTACGCCACTGCCCGCAAGAACATCGAGCAGGAAATCGCGGACATCAAAGCCCGCGAGGCAAAGAAAAACGCTCCGAAGAACGTCAACCGTGGCGTGGCCGAGGCCGAGGCCGAAAACACCTTTGCCCGCCTGTACGGCCAGTACGACCCAGCAGCCCAGGCCGCACGGGCGCTGACCAAGGAGCAGGGTCAGCTGGACCTGGCGCTGACCAAGGGCAAGATCACGCAGGAGGAGTACAGCAAGGCGTTGGCCCAGGCCTCGATCAACTACGCGGCAGCACTCAAGGGTGCGCAAGGCCTGACCGCCGTCGAGCAGTACCGTGCCCAGCTGCAGCGCCAGTTAGTGAACGAGCAGGCCCAGTACCAGCTTGACGCCGCGAGTGTCGGCATGGGCGACCTGCAGACGTCGCGCATGCAGCAGCGGCTGAACTTGGAGATGCAGACCAACGACCGCTTGCTGCAGCTGCAAACCGAACTGGCCAACGCCACGGACGAAAAGCAGCGCCAGGCGCTCCAAGGTCAGATCGACGCCATCAACGAGTTCCTGCCCCAGCAGCTTGCAGCGATGCAGGCAGGATGGGCTCAGATCGATCAGGCCATGCTGAACCCGATCAACGGGTGGACGGCGGCGGTGCAGAACTTCGGCAACCAGGCGCGGGATATCGCCGGGCAGACGGAGTCGATCTTCTCCAGCGCGTTCAACAACATCTCTACCGACATCACCGACGCGATCATGTCCGGGCAACTGTCCTTCAGTAACTTGGGCGACATTGCCGGTAACGTCGTGCGCGACATCCTCGCGGGCTTCGTGAAGATGGGCGTGCAGATGGCGTTGAATGCGGCACTGAACGCCACACTCGGCACGGCCGCGGCTGGTCAGAGCATGATCCTGGCGGGCACCACAGCAACGGCCTGGGCGCCGGCGGCGGCAATGGCATCCCTGGCAACGTTGGGCGCCAACTCCGTGCCGGCAGCTGCCGCGCTGACCTCGACCACGGCGCTGGCATCCAGTCTGGCTGTGATCCCTGGCTTCGCCACCGGCGGCTATGTGTCCGGCGCCGGTACCGGCACTTCCGACAGCATCATGGCCCGGCTGAGTGACGGCGAGTTCGTGGTGAATGCCGCGGCCACCAAGCGCAACCGAGCTCTGCTGGAGGCGATCAACTCGAACGAGCGGGTATCGGTGGCTGGAGGGGGAAGCTCTGTTGTTTCGACTCAGTCGTCTGGCAGCGCCCAGGCTCCGGCAGCAGCTCAGACCAACCTGGTGGTAAATCTGGTGCAGGACAGATCTCGCGCTGGAGAGGTCGAGCAAAGTCGCGACGACAACGGCGATCAGATGGCAACCGTGTATGTGGCCGATATCTGGGGTAACGGCCCTATGTCTCAAGCGCTGGAAGATGCCTACGGCCTGCGCCGACAGGGGTCCTAAAGGGAAATCTCATGACCACCGAAACCGAAGAGGCTGATGACGGGCCGGGCGCGCCTGTGCCCGATCCTGTTGTCCCGCCGGACGAGAAAGAGCTTCTGCTGCAGCGGCGGCTAGCCCGTCTAGAGGAAGCGCTGGGCCTCAGTCCTCTCACCTAAAACGCAAACCTCAGCTGAGGAACGGCAATGATTCAATACCCGGCAGAATTGCCACTTCCGCTGCAGGATGGGTATGGCTACGACACGGTTGACCCAATGCGCTCAACGCGAATGGTCACCGGGCGGCGCCGATACCGAAAGGTGCACAGTTACGTTCCTTCGACCCTGACATTCAACTTTGTCTTCGACGAGGATGAGGCGGGCTTCTTTGAAGCCTGGTATGCAAGGACGCTGAATGACGGTCTGGAGTGGTTCGAAATGCCTCTCCAGCTTCCTGCTGGATTCGCCAAGTACCAGGTTCATTTCGTAGGGATGTATGGGCGAACAGAGCTCACTCAGGTCTCGCGCTGGAGATACTCCATCAGTGCGGAGCTCAAGCAGCGGCAGCTCATTCCCGAAGGATGGGAGCAGTTCCCTCAGTACTGGCTGAACAAGAACGTGATCGACCTCGCTATGAACAGGGAGTGGCCTGAAGCATGAGCCTTATCGAGGAGTGCTATGCCTCGGGCAGGGGCGAGCTGGTGGACACCATCGAAGCCAGGAAGGAGGGCGGCACCGTCTCCCACCTGTACTGCTCGGGCTGGGAAGACCGGGTGTGCACAACCGAGGACGGCCGCACGCTGACGTTCATTGCGATGGCCATGGACCTGGCCCTGCCAAAGAACGACAACAGCGCGTTCCAGAACCTGGTGCTCGGCCTGGACAACGTGACCGGTGAGGTGCAGGAGGTCGTGGAGGAGGCCAAGTCGGCAGACGAGCGCTTCATCATCACCTTCCGCCGCTACCTGGCCGAAGACCTGACATTCCCGCAAGAGCGGTACCGCATGACGCTGCTCAGCCGGGAGTATGAGGACGATGTTGCCAAGCTGACCGCCGGCTTCTTCGACCTGCTCAACACCAACGGTCTGCGCACCGTGCTGACCACCACCTTGGCACCTGGCCTGAAGTACCTCTAACCATGATCGAGAAATTCATGCGCGCCCCGTATCGCGAGGGTGCACGGGGGCCTATTGCCTTCGATTGCTGGGGGATGTGCATCACCGTTCGCCACGAGGTGTTCGGCCTTCCGCTGCTGCCCAGCCTGGGCGCCGTGGGCAAGAACAAGCTCAGGGCCAACACAAGCGCTTATCACGATCTGCGCCAAGGGATGGAGGAATGCGCCCCGGAGCCTGGGGCTATTGCTGCCGTGTTCCGCGGTTCGCTCTGCCTGCATGTTGGGGTGGTGGTTGAGAGCGAAGGGCGCCTGAAGGTGCTGGACACAAACCCCGGCGGCGCCTGCCTCCGGACGACCGGCGAGTTTGAGGCCGCTCACCCAAGGGTGGTGTATTACCGATGATCGAATTTTACCCGAACAAACTGAGCAACACGGCTCCGCTCGGCACCTGGAAGACCGACCGCCGCATGTCGATCGAGGAGTGGCTGAAGTCGCTCGCCCCGTCCTACGAGCGCCGGGAAAGCCCGCCTATAAGCGTAGTGCTCAATGACGAGGTGATCGAGCAGCACCTGTGGCACAAGGTGAAGTTCAAGCCTTCCGACCTGCTTCAGATCTACCGCGAGCCCAAGGGCACCGATCCATTCTCCATCACCTTTGCCCTGTTCAAGGGCGCCAAGGCAGTGCTGAAGTCGATCATGCCCAAGATGCCCGGGATGCCATCCAGTGCCGGCACCCAGCAGGGCGACCCGCTGACCGAGGCCAGCGCAAAGGGCAACAAGGTCAAGCTGGGCGATCCAGTGCGCCAGATCGCCGGGCACCAGCGGGTCTATCCGTCCTACCTGACCCAGCCGCGCCGGGCGCACGTAGCACCGCGTGACCAGCGCGTGGAAATGCTGCTGTACATCGGCGAAGGCGAGTACGACGTGCCGCTGGCCAAGGTGAAGGTGGGCGAAACCCCGCTGATCTCCCTGGGCGCAGACGCGAAGTTCACCATTTACCCTCCAGGCGCAGACCTGTCTGGCGACCCGGCACACATCAACTGGTTCAACGCCCCGGAAGTCGGGGCAAGCTCAAGTGGTTCCGCTGGACTTGAGCTGACGATGGCCACCGACCTCACCAGGTCGGCCACGGCTTCCGCGTATCAGTTCGTCGGCGATACGATCAGCGTTCCGGCCGGTGCCGGCCAATTCCCGGAGGACTGGTCCAGCGGGATCATTATTCGGGCTTTGGCTCCATACAGCTATGAGGTAGTCGACGGCGGCGATGACCGTGACATCATCCGCGGTCCGCTGGAAATGCTGAATCCAAGCTCGGGTATGCTGATCGAAGTGGCTGGAGCAAATGCCGGGATGTACGTGGTGCACAGCTTCACGCCAGCAGTGCCAGCAGTTCCGGCTGATCCAGGATCGGCTTCTACACTGACAGGGTCCGCAGCGCCAAGCCGTTACGATTTTGACGTGACGCCGCTCGGCTTCACAATTTCGCACGCAGGAACGGCATACCCAGTAGCTCTGAACTCCGCGACAACAGACATTGCCGGTCTGGTCTCGGCTCTGAATGTGCAACTGACTGGCGTGCCCATCAAGGCCGAGCAGTCCTCAGGCGTGATTCGCTTCGTAGAACTGACGCCGTTCTTCGGCATGCCCATCACGGCGTCCGGCGCTTCGGTAGTGCTGGGTTCTGCGCCAGTAGGTGTCACAGGCGCAGCCACTACCGGCGGCACGCCTGCGCAGCCGGCTCAGATGACGCTGAACTACGACGGTGGCGAGCCGGTGGTTGGCCTTGCGTTGGGTCAGGGTCTGGCAACTATCGGCCCGCGCGGCCTCCGCTACCGGATCACGGCCTTCAGCACGAGCCTGATTGAGGTGGAGCGACTGACCTCGTCTGGATCGGCCGATGAGGACTGGCCTGGCTTCAATTCCATGCAGACGGTGAACGGCCTCATAACTCTGGACGCCTCGAATCTGCAAGGCGGTTACCGTGGGCCGTTTGCCTGCTGCCCGGACAACGAGAAGGTCATCGAACTGGAGTGGACCGTAACCTACGCCAATGGCCTGTGCGGCATAGGACGCGAGGGGCAGATCTACGAGATTCCGACCTACTACGTGTTCGAGTATCGCGACATGGACGTGTCCGGAGCCTGGACCCAGCTCCAGTACATGAACGTGGGTGGGTCGCTTGATGCCCAGGGCTTCACTGAGCGCGTATCGCTGCCATACGCAATGCGCGCCGAGGCCCGTATCCGCAAGCAGTACGTGGATCGTCCCGGCCGTATCAACGATGAAGCGCGTGATGACGCAACATGGACGGACCTGCGCGGGCGGATGCAGAACTCGCCCACCAGCTATCCAGGCTTGACGGTCATCACCTGCAACATCCGCGGCGGTGACCGGCTGTCTGCGCAGTCTGAGAGCCAGGTCAGCGTTGAGGCGACTCGCATTCTCCCGCTGATGGAGGGTGGTACCGGGCCAAGCCGCGACATCGTTCCTTGGTGCATCTACCAGCTGAAGCAGCGCGGCTACACGGACGATGACCTGGATCTGCCAGAGTGGCAGGCATTCCACAACATCTGCGTTGCCCGCGGCGACACCTACGACGAAACGCTGGATTCGACGATCACCGTCAAGGACATGATCAACAACGCGCTGGCGTGCGGCTTCGGTGAACTGGTGACCTTCAGGGGCTTGCTGCGCCCGGTTCGGGACAGCGCGAGGGCCGCGTTCGACGTCACCTACGGCCCTAAAACTCAGACCTACTCGCCACAGAACATGACCAAGATGCTCAAGATCAGCGGCGCCATGCCGTCGATCAACGACTTCGACGGCGTGGATGTCGAGTACTTCTCCCGAGAAACGTGGGCCTGGGAGACGGTCGAGTGCCGCTGGCCGGGTGATCTGGGCGCCAAGGTAGAGAAGATCAAGATGCCGGGAGTCAGCGACAGGACCCGGGCCTGGCGTATCGGTATGCGCCGGCGTGGACACCAGAAGTTCCGGACCGACATCTACACCTGGGACACAGAGATGGACGGCAGCAACAGCGGCTACCTGAGCTTCGCGGCCGTTGCTGATGACGCGCCAAAGCGATGCCAGAGCGCAATCCTGCTGGCGTTCGAGGTGACTGGTTCGGGAACGCTCCTGACCGCGTCGGAGCCGCTGGGCTTCAGCGCTGGCGGCGAGCACCGGATCGGCGTTCGCAAGCTGGACGGCACGCTGTCCGGGCCTTGGACCGCCACTCAGGTGGATCAATACACCGTTCGAGTCGATGCGCTGGACTTTACACCCGTGGTCGACGGGCCGCTGGAGCCACCACACCTCCTCTTCGGACCCGCTACACGCTGGGCCTACCCGGTGCTGATCACCAGTTCTGACCCAGGCAAGGAAGGCAGCACGGCGATGAAGGGTATGCCCTACGACGCCCGCATTTATACCTACGACGACCAATTCCCACCGGCCTGACCGGACCTTATCGAGCATGCCCGCCTAGCGCGGGCTTTTTCATGCCCGGAGATATTATGCGCTACAACACCGAAAACCCAGTTGAGCCTGATGGCTCGAGCAGCCCGTTCGACCTGCACGACAACGCCGGTAACATTGACTTGGCTGCAAACGGTGATGCCCCGACTTGGATTGACCGGAAAGGTCGAACCCGCAAGTCGATCGCAGGCATGGAGCAGGCATTTGATTCCGCTCAGATTGAGCGCGATATTCGCTTTATTGCTGCTCAGGGCGACCGCACTGAACGCTTCAATGCGCTCATGCTATCCACCGGCTACCAGTATATGGGGCCATTCGCGGCCGGACTGACCTTCACCGAGCCGAACCAGTTCACGCTTGAGTCCGGGGTGTACTGGCGCCCGGCTCCTGGCGTTGTTAGACCATTCACGACTACCGGCGTGTGGGCGACAGATTCTGCGAAGTTCACTCCGTTGGGTGACGACATTCTGCGCTCTGACCTTGGTAGCACGACTGACCCCGCTTTGGGGGCTTCACTGGTCTTCGCCAAGTCCGCGCTGGCGGGGGCCGTCGCCCGTAATGTTGCAGTAATGTCGCTTGAAGTGCTCAACATCAAAAACTATGGTGCTATCGGGGATGGTAACAGCCACCAGCTCGGTGAATACTACTCAACGCTTGCCGCAGCACAGTTGCACTACTCGAATATCACCATCACTTCGCTAACCGAGGAGGTGGACTGGGCAGCCACGCAATGCGCTTTTGAGCATGCTAGGGCGGGAGGCCGGTATGTGTTTGGGCCTGCAGGTACCTATATCTCGACCACTACCGTAGTGCAGCCGCAGGGCGTGAAGTACGTGGGCGAGGGTCCGCTGAAGAACCCTTCAACCCCGCAGGACCCAATTCGCGAGTTCCGCCTTATAGGCACCAACTATCTATTCAAGGGCACTGGTCCTCGCGTTCATGTTGCCAATCTAGCCGCCTGCGCCGGTGCGACCGATGGTGACCAGCGCACCAACGTGTCGACGTTTGAGCCAGGGTATGACAGCACGTACCGCAAAACTTCGTTCTGGAACAACGATGCGAACCCTGTGACCGGTGCACCTGCCACGCAGAAGCTATTCTCGTGCGGGTGGAAAGTAGAGCAAGGCGGTTTCGCTCAGCTTCGCGATGTCGGCTTGTTGCCCTACTACGACGGTATTAACGGTTACAACACAGATGCGGCGACTTGGGCTGATGACTGGGATATCGGACTGTGGGTCGACAACCACCAAGATTTCATGGCAGTCAACGTTTCCGTGGTTGGCTTCTGGCGCATGGCTGGGTGTTTCGGTCGCACTGCTCTAACAGGTGGGGACATGCGGTCACCGGACTGGGAGCGCAACAAGTTCTCGCACTGTAACTTCCAAGGATTTGCATCATTCTTAGTCCGCGGATCGGACCTCTACGATATTAAGGCGGTCGGCGCAGATTGGATAGAAATTGAATGGTTCGACTCACACCCGTTCGATCCCTTATTTGATAACACTTTCCGCACCCAAGAGTATGGCGGGCTATTTTGCTCTTACACTGGGACGCAGAGGGTAGGCGACAATCTGCGCATTACCGGAGTTACTCCGTCGCCAGCCGCTATAGATCCGGTCAACAATGCTAATAAGGTAATTCTAGGTCGACGAACTAACGGAGTGGCAGACTCAAACTTTGATACATGCTATTTCTATGGCATGAACCACCGGAAATATCGAGCCACCTCAGCTGCATTCGGTACAGATCGCTACTCGACGCCGTCGCGGTGCATCGAGATCAGTGGTGCAGGGATCCGCGGCTTGAAATTTAATGACTCGTGCAAAATCATGAGTTGCGATGACATTGCGCTTTACTTGGGTAACGCTCTACAGCTGGAGTACAACGGATCGTTTGAGAGCAAGGATGTAGAAGGGCGCGGTGTGGGCATAAGAAACGTTGCCGGCACTAACACCTACCAGCTTAGACTTGGACAGAAAGTTCGTGGCACTTCAGGGCTCGACAACCGTCCAGCGTACCCTACTACAGACGGCCGATTCACTACGCCAGGGGACCCTGGCATGTTCAGCCCAAATCAAGTCATATGGGACGGCTGGTCGTATGGCGTTAGCGGTAACGTAGACATTCGCCCTGGATCCGGACAAAGGGTTGGATTCACCGATGCAGCAGGAGTTCCTGTGCTCTATCGGACACCTTCAGGTGAATATCGGCTTCTTGATACCTCGGGCGCTACCGTTTCAAGGTTCAACCCATCAACTGACACATGGACGCATCAGTCAGATAACTATGTTGTTTCTGCAAGGTCAGGTAAGTCTCGATTCAGGTCCGGTTCAAATGATGCGTCAGTTAGCGGTCAAGTAGTAAGGCTGTATAACGATGACTCAACAGTTGTAATGGGGAGATTTGATAGCGAAACGTCGCTAATTGACTTTGCCGGAAATATAAGGCCTGATGAAGACAATATTCGATCGGTAGGCAAACCGGATCGTAGGTTTACAACATTTTATGCTGCTAATACAGCTATTTCTAGCTCGGATGGACGCCTTAAAACGCCGGTCAGAAAACTATCTCGCGCCGAAGTCTCTGCAGGAATTGACTTGGCTAATGAGTTTGGAATATGGCAATGGTTAGAGCGTGTTGAATCCGAAGGCGACAATGCAAGATTACACAGCGGCATGACTGTGCAGCGTGCGATCGAGATCATGCGCTATTATGATCTTGATCCTATGAAATACAGCTTTATTTGTTACGATTCATGGGGTGATGAATGGGAAGATAGGCCTGCAGTCGTTATCGATGATGCTCACGGCGAGCAGGTCGAGGTTAGCCCAGCTCAAAAAGTTTTGATCAAGAAAGCCGGGGACTTGTACAGCTTTAGGATGAACGAACTAAAAGCGTTCATCATTGCTGCCCTTGTAGCTGATCGGGCTAATATCATTGCTATGATTGCAGACCTTTGTAAGAAGGTTGATTCTATTTCTGGGGAATAACAGCAACAATGTTTGTGATGCGCGATTGGCATTGCTGACAAGATCGGATGGGTGTGGTATTATTTGTTAATTTTGTTTTTTGGCAAAATAACAAAGATAGAGGTTGAGTAAGCAATGGCACGAAAGGACGATAGTTTTTATCCGGATGATGTATTTACCTTGGACTATGCCCTTGTCAGGGATTTTTTTTTAAAGAAAAAAATTCATATCAAGGAGGCTGAGGGTGGGAAGTATAGAAATATACATTTCAATCTAAATACCGCGCTTGAAACTGATGTCAGGTTCTCCAAGACAAACAGGGTATGCTCTATGGGGGCGTTCAGTTACGCACACAGTGAATTGGGGCATGGCGTCAAAGTCGGGCGTTATTGTAGTATTGGTTCTGGCCTGACTATTATGGGCGCAGATCATTATCCAGATTGGATTTCAACCTCGCCTAAGTTTTACACGCCTGAATATCATTCGGATGACTTTGAGCACACAGATCTGTTAAGAAGCTCTAGGAACATTGAAATTGGCAATGACGTTTGGATAGGGTCAGGTGTCACTCTCAAAAGGAATTTGAAAATCGGTGATGGTGCCATAATTGCAACCGGGTCAGTCGTGACCAAAGACGTTCTTCCATTCCAGATCGTTGGAGGAGTTCCTGCCAAAGTTATAAAAATGAGGTTTCCCGATGAGTTGGTGTCTAGGATACAAGCTCTCTCATGGTGGGATTATCATTTTCATAAGTTCAAAGGCCTAGATGCAAGTAATCCGGAGTCCTTTGTGAGTCGGCTCGAGGAGATTGTTGATGTTGGGCTTGAGAAATATTCGCCAGGAATTATCACCCAGAAAGAAATTTTGCAGGTGGCCCGGCAGAAAAGGATTGAGCTAAAAGCAGCAACGCCTCAATAAAAGTTTTCAATACTTCACTGAAAAATCAAAAAAACCCGCTTCTTGCGGGTTTTTTTATGCCTGGAGAAAGCCCATGACTGAATCCGCGCCCCGAGGCGTTCGCAACAACAACCCCGGCAACATCGATTTCAATCCCCGCAACGCCTGGCAGGGCCAGCTCGGCCTGGAGGTTGGCGTGACCAGCCCGCGCTTCGCCCGCTTTGACCAGGCCGAGAACGGCATCCGGGCCCTGGCCAAGCTACTGCTCAACTACCGCGGCAAGGATGGCATGCCTGGGGTCGGTCGCCCTGGTATCGATACCCCGCTGGAATTCATCAATCGCTGGGCGCCATCCAGCGAGAACAACACTCTGGCCTACGCCCAGGCCATCGCCAAGCGCCTCGGCGTGGGCGTGCGCGACTCCATCGACATCTCCAAGCCACAGGTGCTGCGTGAAGCTGTGGTGGGCATCATCGTCCACGAGAACGGCGGCAACCCATACAAGGCTGAAGTGATCGACGAGGGTGTGCGGCGGGCACTGGCATGAACTGGCTGGCCGCGGTACCGGCTTGGTGCTGGTGGCTGATCGCGTTGGTTGTCGTTGCTGGCGGCCAGCAGTACCGGGTTGTGATAGCTGATGGTACTGCAGCTGATGCGCGCGCCGAAGCCTCCCGATCCGACAAGGCCCTGGCCGACTACCGACTGGAGGTTTCCGAGCGCGACCGGCGCGCAGCGGCCCAGGCCAGAACCGAAGAACAGCGCCGCCAGGCTTTGGCGGACGAGGAGGGCGAGAGTGCACGAAAAGAATTGGAACTGGCCCGAGGCCGCGCCGCTGATGCTGAGTCTGCTGCTGGCGGGCTGTGGGATGAAATCGCCCGACTGCGCGACGGCCGAACAGCAACCTGCGGTGCCATCGCTACCCAGCAGCGCCAGGCAGGAGCCTCTGCCGTCGTGGTGCTCGGGGGATTGCTTGAAGAGTCTGACCGAATGGCGGGCAGCTGCGCAGCGGCGCTTGAGCGAAGTCGAATAGCTGGGATGGCGTGCGAGTCGATCATGGACGGCATGAGATCGCACCGCTGACCGGTGATTGCCTGAGGCTTGCTCGCCAGATACGATACTGTATCTATGTACAGTATTGGTGCCCTATGTATTTCCTCCTCGTCCGGCGCCGGGTGAATGGCGTGGCCATTCCATCCGACCAGCTCAGAAAGGTCCAGCCGCTGCGCGCCGACATCCACATCGGCGACCACCACAGCGAACCCCTCGGTCGCGTAGCGACCCAGGCCTGGGTGTTTAACCCTACACCTGGCCCCGACATCATCCCCCGGCTGCATGACGCGAAGGTCAACGGCATGGCCCAGCTAGGCATCAACATCAACGGGATTGAAGAGGTCGACGGCGTGATGTACGCGCAGTCGTGGTGGTGCAGGGCAGAATGATGGCCGGGCTGCCAAAGGGGTGGCTGGTCGAACTGAGCGACCAGACTGCGCTGATAACCGATCCTGATGGCCGCGCTGCGGTGCTCAGTGAGATGGCCTACGCCGCGCACCGGCGCCGGGATGTCGATGACAATGACCTGGTGGACATGCTCGAGCTTGCCGAGGCGGGCAGGATGTGGGCGCTGATTGAGCACGAGGAGGCCTGGGCTATCGGCCTCTTCGGCGATTACGAGCCTGACCACCATGCCGGCTACCAGGTGATCAAGGGTTCCGGAAAACCGCACAGCTGTGAGTAG